ACAACGAACGCACAGAGGATGAAGAAGAGTGAATTGGAAGGGCAACCGCGAGAACAAGATTAAGCGGTACTATGACCAGATGATGGAAGAGTGACGCAATGGGAACCTGCACCGACATTGACGGGAACGTCTACAACACGGTGATTATCGGCACCCAGGAGTGGACTGTCGAGAATTTCAGATGCACGAAGTTGAACGATGGGACGGAAATCCCGGATGTAACTGGAAATTCAGAATGGGCGGCGTTGTCTACTCCTGGGCGCTGCTGGTACAACAACGACTATGCGACATACTGGGCCGTTTACGGAGCCCTTTACAATTGGCACACTGTAAATACTGGAAAACTTGCGATAGACGGATGGCACATTCCATCACATCAAGAATTGCTGGACCTTGCAGATTTTTTCGGTGGCATATCCGTTGGCGGTGGGCCACTAAAGGAAACGGGTACGACGCACTGGTTGTATCCTAACTCGGGAGCCACGAATTCATCTGGTTTTACTGCTTTGCCCGGCGGTGGCCGATCTGTTGCTGGGGCGTTTTCTAACATCACAAAGCGGTGCTTGTTGTGGACACAGACAGAATATGACGCCAGCAGTTCCTATTATCATTATTTGCGATACAATGGCGAAGATGTTGACAGTGATGATGACCCCAAAACATGCGGCTATTCGATCCGTCTTGTCCGAGACGCTATACCTGACATCACCGGAACTGGCATCATTAGCGCCACCATAGGGGGAACTTTAATACTTAATGGGAATCTTATCTGTGAGGGTGGTATAAATTTAACCTCCAAAGGTTTAATAATACCGGTACCAGATGAGTTGATGGAATCATACAACGAACGCACAGAGGATGAAGAAGAGTGACTTATAAATTTGCCAGCGGTAAGAGCAGACTTATAAAATCGGTCTCCGGTGATATCCTCATTGATGGATCCATAAATGGGAGTGACTACGGATTTGGTCCAAATCTGGGACCCGGAGCTAATAGCACCCTTACTAATCAGCTCGGTCACTATACCAAAGGTTATGGGGCAACCCATGCCGGTAGGGGGTATAAGACTCCGGACCCAGGAGTCACAGGAGTTATAGTAGACGAGTTTACGCTTACTCAGGATGACATCGATAACAGATATGTACGCCTTAGTGGTTTACCTGATGATCCTACTGATGTTGCTCTGAATATTTTAGGAGCATCTGCACAGTACTATCCAGATGATTATTATGTGGTGTTTGAGAACCTTCTCAACTGGGCCGGGACACCCCTTGAGGGCCTTATAGGTGTTGGAGACCAGATACGTGTAATTTATGAGGGTTCATCTTCCGAGATAGTACCAGCTCCAAAAGAGCCCTATGGTAGTTATGAGGCCCCAATATCGCTGGGAAGCGGTTCATATGCTACTTCAGGGGGCTCTGGGATAAAATTAGAAGCCAGAAGTGGTACTGTTACCATAAACGGTACCATTTCCATGAATGGAGAATCAGGTGATGCTTCCGTCGAGACAGGTGGAGGTTCCGGCGGGAGTGTGTGGATACTAGCCTGGAATATAGACGGTACTGGATCTATTTCTGTTGATGGTGGTACTACAGATTATGCTTATGGTGGTGGCGGTGCTGGCGGGTATATATCTCAGTGGTATGAAAAAGGATATACATTCAGTGGGTCTCTTTCAGCAGATGGCGTGGAAGGAGCTGAGGATGGTATCATCTTTAAAAAGAAGATAGAGCCATTCTTTCAGGAAAAATTCACGGGCACTATCTGGAATACAAAATGGTGGGAGACTCTTCAGGAACCGGTTACCCTAAACAATCTCGTTCGTTTTGATTCCTCTCAGGGAGACTTCAGGAATCCGTCTGTACAATCTCTGTTCAGCCTTTCTGGTAAGAGTATCATCACAGATATTGACTACATTCCATATGGGACAGATGCTAGTGTCTATGATGCTTATTTCCTCCTTTATAGTGATGCATCAAACTGGGTAGGGCTTTCAAGGAAACACGGTAACACGTTTGGAGTATTCTCTGTAGATGGCATAAAGAGTCAGACTGCCGTAACTGTTGATAATTCATCTGTTACGTGGAGACTCTATAAGGATGAAGAGGCATTTTCATTCCAATATTACGATGCTACAAGCACCCCACAGACCATTCTGACCGAGTTCGTTCCTGGTCTCTCCAACAAGCGCTTCAAAATTAGGATAGGGCTTAATAAGTTCGAATCGGCCGATCCTTTCATCGATCAACTCAGACTAACCGATCAGGATATAGCCAATAAGTACATTACACTTTCAGCAAGACCGAATGATTCGAGCTCTGTATCTTTCAGTGTTATTCAGGGGACCCCACAGTATATCGGTTCCGATTTTGTGGTTCAGAACGAAAGGCTTATATGGGACCAGAGCTCTGTATCTGGTGATGGGACATCGATCCCCCTAGAAAATATTCTTGTAAGCGGGGACATAGTACGGGCTGAGTATTATACAGATACGTCAGATAACGAGGTATCTTTTGGCTTTGACACCTTCAAGGTTTTTGATGGGATACTCTTTGATATAGAAACTTCAGAGCCCGTATTATACGTTGATGCATCATATGGGTCTGATTCGAATGATGGTCGAGTTCTAACGCCTCTTCAGAATCTGTTTGTAGCAACAGCATGGGCAAAGAGGGGTGGGACCATTGTTCTTTATGATGGTACCCATAATCCTTCCGAAATAATTGGAAAAGATCTTACCATTAGGGGAGCAAACGGTTGCCGCCCCCTTATTTCTTCAGATAATGTTCAGGATACTACTGGGTCAGGGTGGGAGAAAAACGCTCTCTCCTTCGAGTCTTGCCAGGCACGCATACATAATCTGACCCTAAGTGCCCCGGAAGCAGACATACTTGCGAATAATACTAGAAATGTAGAAGTTTTTGAGTGTATAATCAGAGATGCAACGACAGGTATTAAGTTCTTGGGAACCGACTCCGACCAGGTTATAAGAAGTACTGTTATCCATGGCGTACAGATAGGTGTTGATTTTTCTTCATCGTTTAATCCTTATGTATATAGTACAGTTATATACGACACGTCTGAAGCTATCAGGTGCCTTGATACGAGCAGTATTGAAATATCTTCCAATACTCTTGATGATAACATCGGGGGTATTATTCTTGATAGCAGCTCTTCTGGCGTTGTAGCCTCCAACAATATTACCAATAGCACCTATGGCCTGGTAATATCCAATGATTCTTCCCCTGTTTATTCTCTGAATAATAATTTCTACGGGACAGTAACTGTTTACCCCGTTGGAACCCCTGATGTAGACGCAGCTAATATCACATCTGACCCTCTTTATGCTAACGAGGCGGGTAGAGACTACTCGTTGACCTCCGGGTCACCCGATATCGGAGCTGGCACTGGAGACTACGACCGGTACTATCTTGATATAGACCGTAAAAACCGTGCTAGTCTTGGTTCCATAGATATTGGAGCTCATGAATATATTGAAGGTTCTCATAGCGGTACATGGTATGTCTCTAGCGCTGGTGATGACTATGTGAACTTTGGGGGTCAGCAAGATCCCTTCAGAACATTGGATAAGGCCATGTCGGTGGCCGATTCAACAATTTCTATTGATGGTGGCCATTACGACTCATACTATCTAGGTCTTACTGATCAGACGGTAGAGCTTAACAGATTTTATGTATACGACTCTTTTAGAGAGGCTTTCGTATCATATATAAAACTTACCGATAGTGATATGACCCGGAAATCAGTAGGAATACCCGATTTCTTCGGGGTAGATTATTCAGATATAGCCGTAAACCCAGTGGATGGACCTGCTCAATATTTAGGCACTGATTTCACGGTGGCTAAGTACACCGTACTCTGGGATGGTCTCGGGATGGATGGTATCCTCTCCGAGGGTGATACTCTTAGGGTTATCTGTAACCTCAACAAGAGCCCTCTTGATACCATTACTCTGCATTCCCATTATAGTGACATCAACTTCGGGAGTGCCGTGTTCGTTTCAGAGAGTGGCAGTGATGGTACAGAAATTACCGGTGATGGCACGTATGGGTGGGGTAACGGAACACTGGATCATCCTTACCATACGATATCCAGAGCTCTTCAGGATACTTCCTCGAACATTGTGGTTCTTTCTGGTGCCTATCCTATGTTCGACGGCAGCAGTGGTAAGGTTCTCATACCGGTCGAGGACCGGACATCGGTTCCGACTGGAAGGTATATACTGGAAGATTATTTCATTCCCAGGGATTTCAGAGCCTGGAACCATGTAGAGTATGATGCTGGGTTATGGGATATGACATATTCTGGGGACTCCACAGTGGAGACGGGCAGTGGTTTCCTTGAGATGACCTATGATGGGATTAATGAGGCCAGAGCTGACTCGACTTTCACTTTCTCTGGGGATTTCAGTATTGAGGTCGATTTCAGAAATGCAATAGACCCCGTATTTTTTAATATCACAAATGCTGATAATACCGCAACTATCAGTTATAATGATGGTACTTGTTCCGGTGGTATCCTTTTGGATGGCAAGAACTATAACTGTACTTATGTGCTTCCAGTCAATGAGATTACGAGGAACCAGTATCTCACAGAGTATATATGCATTGATTCGGATGATGTGCGCCACAAGTATACCCATCTGAGCATGATGGCAGAAGACTGCACCGTTGTTTTGAATGCGATTGGAGGTGTAGCTCAGGAGTTTGGTGTAGATTATACGGTACTGGGAGAGAAGATTGTCTGGGATGGTTATGCAATGGATGGTGAAGTGGGGGTAGGGGATGTGATGAGAGTAATATACAGAGGCCTTGGACTCTCCGATCCTGTAAGGTTTAGGATGAGCTTAACCAATGGAATGTTTGAGGTTAAGGCTTATAACTTCGATTCGTGGTACACGATAAACAAGAGAAGTTTCACGACGGACGGGACCTGGTCAGCTGCATTCTACATGAACCAGGCCACGTCAGGTGAGACTCATGGGTGTAAGGTCGGTAAGGGGTATGCTTTTAATTATTCAATGATAGCGGATAGTATTGAAGGTACTAGTCAGTCCAGGTCACATAAGATTATGACTCAGAGGAAACCGCTGATACTGTATAAAGAGGGGACACCGTAATGCCCGTCTATCATTCTGGTCGGTTGAGTCAGACTCAGAGGCCGGATTATAATTATCCCCTGCGTCCTCAGACTCCGGACCTTACGCTTCCTATGGCTCCCCGGAACCTTATGGTGACCAGTCCCTATTTGATAGGGATTGCTGATATACGTTGGGATAATCCTACTCTTATTCCTGAGAATAACGGTTTATGCATCGCTGGAGTGAATGTCTACAGGTCAACAGATAACCCTTATGGGCCCTACGAAAAGATCAATGATACCATAGTGACCGCACTGTTTTTCAGGGATCAGACTCAGGAGTATCTGGTTGAGAGGGAAGATGCAACTCCAACGCTGAAGTTCTATGAAGAACCTGATAATAAATGGGTGGTTTGGACCAGATATAAACCAGTGGTAAAGCCTGGATCAAACGGCGATAGCTCGTTCAGGTCTCAAGATGTTTTAGTAGAGATAGATGATGGGGACGGTCAGTGGCTTCAGGTACCGGCATTCGCCCTTAATGGCAGGACAGGTGAAATAACTCTTATAAGTGGTTTCACCTATAATCATACCCTGGAGCAAACTATACCCCCTCGGTTACCAAAGCCCCCAAATGGTAAGATTCGATTGTCTTATCGTTATTTGAAACATGCTGTCGTATCCGCTCTAAATCAAAGGATATACTATAAAGTAACGACCGTAGCTCATGACCCCTCGAATCCGGGGTCTTATATAGAGACTCCTCTTGATGAGGTGTCTGCAAGAAGCACTTTTGATATTGAGGAGGTGGATTGGATTTGGAGAGAGGCTATAAACAGGAACAGGTGGATGCTTGAACAGGGTGGCGAGCGGGTCAAGGTGTTTATAAGGAAGTGGATGGGTGAGACATGTGACTCCTATGAGTATCAGTATGGTCAGAGTCACCATGATTGTCCAAATTGTATGGGGACTAATTATAAGGGCGGATTTGATGGTCCTTATGATATTGTCATAGCTCCTCCAGAAACTGAGCGGTCTATAGAATTATCGGACATGGGCCTTCATATAAGATATGACTGGCTTACATGGACATCTGATTATCCTCTTCTTAATGAGAGGGATGTCATAGTTCGTCAGAACAATGAGCGGTATATTGTCGGACCGGTAAACTATCAGGGGTCTCGTGGAGCTATATACCAGCAGCATTTCACCATCAGTCATATCGATGAGAAGGATATCAGATATAAACTGTCGATTACGGGTGGTGAGACTTCTGTTCCTGCTTCATCCGATGTTTACAGAGAGGCTTTGAAGTCTCCAGCCAGTCCTGTTATAAACGCGAAGCCTGAGATACCAGAGCCAAGGATTATACGGGGTCGTACAGTCACCTTTGAAAACATTACGTGGTAGGGAGGATACTGTGGAAAAGAAAGAAATGGTGGATTTTCTCAAGAAAGAATTCAGAGGAGAGGCTGACGACTTTGATATAGAAGCTGCAATTTGGTGGTTTGCTAATGACTACCATGGCGGTCAGTGGTCAGACCTCTATAGTATTCTTTCTACTTCTGATTTTAAGCCAGGGCCGTCCCATCGATCCGTAAAGGACGAGGGTGACATGGCGGAGATGATGTATGAGTCACTTGAAAAGAGGTATTCTAAAATGATTAAGGCATCTCTTTCTGATGAGATCAAGACGCTCATGGGTAAGCCTGGAAGTGCCTCTAAAGTAATGGCACTCTCTAAGATTTTTAAGAGTTTTCTTGATGAGAACAAGAACGCTGATAGAATGCTCCCTAAAAATGTCTATCGCACTCTGAAGAAGTACATGGATGCAGATGTGTTCAAATTTGCCTACAGTCAGACTGGGGCTGAGAAGGAACTCGATAAGTTTCTTAAATCATGGATGACCAAACACGAGAAGGATATACCGAAGGCTATACTGCCACATGTGAAAGCTTTGAGTGACGAGTTGGAGAGGCGTTCTAAACTGGAATGGAAGTCTGTCAAAAAAACTAAAGGTCCTGCTAAAAAGAAGGCCCCGGCAAAGGAAAAAGGTCCTGTTAAGGAAGAACCGAAACAGGACCTTGAGGAAGAAGAGGTCATTGAGGTAAAAGAACAACAGACTCCGGGGTCTATGGAAGATCTTACCAAGCACCTCGACTCTAACCATTACCAGGAGCTCTTCCACAACTTGCCCCCTAATATTCAGAGTGACCTTAAAAAGGTTGGTCTGGACCCGGCTGAGCTCAAGAAGAAAAAAATCATGGCTACCAGGGTGGCAGCGCGTGTGGTTGAGAAGATGCTTGAGAGTGAGTAATACACTAATATTCTATTAATAACGTGGTGGTTAGGTGTTACACCTTATCACTAGAAATAATCTGTAGCAGGAGGTCCATATGTCTCTGAAGAAGACTGCCGAAGAGCTTCTGAAAATTGCTGACGAGATTGAGAAGGAAGCCGAAGCCGTCACGAAATTCGTTTGTGAGGGCTGCAATCATACGGCTACGCTCAGTCTCATCAATGATCGTCGTGATGCAGCTGCTAAGGAAGCCGGTGAGAATGTTCATGTTGCCAGAATCACCGTTAATGACAAGGTCCTGTGTCCAGCTTGCGGTGACAATATGAGCTATGTAGCCAGCGAAGAGAGCGAAGCCTACTACTTCGACCCCGAGAAGGCTGCTGCTGAAGAGGCCCCTGCTCAGGATGACGATGAGAAAGATGATGAAGAGGATAGGGCTGCCAGCGAACCCATTGATTATGATTCACTCATGAGGTACAGCTCAGCCGAATAATACAGGTAACCCTTTTGGTTTGATACCATTGGGTCCTCCTTGGAAGGGGGCGGTCGAAACATAAAAAGACCGCCCCCTTTTTATTTCTGATAATCTCTTAATGAATAAGGCTATATGTAGAGGTACACCCAATGGTACGAGTGTTGGGAAATTCATATGAGAGACTGAAAATAAACGACTTACAGGACACTATCTACTATAAGCAGCAGAAGGTTTACACCGATCAGGAATATGAGGGGTCTCAAGACCTACAAAGAGAGGTTAAAAAGGGCACAATAACGGTCCTTGAAAGATTTGTGAATTCAAGGAATACTGAGGCTTCTTCGGCACAGATCGCTATAGAGGATATTAAGAGAGCTGTAAGGGAAGAGTTGAGTGGAAATAGTAGGGACTCTGAACCTAAGTCTAATAATAGCAGCTCGATAAATGACCTTCTTCCTCTCCTTCTTAATTCGATTAAGCAGGAAGTATCGAGCATACTTTCGGACAGGGTTATTCAAGGTGTCCCTGCACCGGAATACCAAAGGAAGCAGGCTTCTGACTTTATAGATGAATCATATGTACCAACGGTATCTACTCAGGGGATGGTGAGCAATATTAAGACTGAAGCTAGAGAAGTTTCTGGGGATAACGTTAATTCTAATCTTGAGGCTCTTAAAGCTCTTAAGGGCCTCAAGAAAAAGAACGATAAAATCGGATAAGATTCTTAAAAAGGAGGTTTCTGTGAGTGCATCAATCGATATTGGTACCTGTTTTTTGGTTTCTTCAAGGCGTGATGATAATGGTCAGATTCAGATAAAAAGTATTCGTGATAGCTTCCTGGACCTTGATAACGAGGCCCAGGTTAAAAACATGCTTAAGCTCTCTAAGACTGATTTTATCGAGTCCGGAGAGAAGATCTATATCATTGGCGACCCGGCCTTAGTCCTGGCCAATATATTCAGGAGGGAGGTTAGAAGGCCTCTTTCCCAAGGTGTTATATCTCCTGGAGAACTTGAGGCTGAAAGAGTTCTAGCTGTTCTTCTGGATAATGTACTTGGAAAGGCGACAGTGCCTGGAGAGACCTGTTTCTTTTCAGTTCCTGCTGCAGCTGTAGATAAGACCATGGACGTTATCTATCACCAGGCCATGTTCTCCAAGATTATTTCCAATATGGGCTATAAGGCTGTGCCTTTGAATGAGGCGGCGGCAATCGTATACAGTAACGCAGCAAAAGAGAACTTTTCTGCTCTAGCGCTGTCGTTCGGGGCTGGTATGGTCAACGTTTGCCTCATGTTTCAGACCATGATAGGAATGGCATTTTCCATTTCCAGATCGGGCGACTGGATCGATGAGAGTGCGGCCAGGGTTACGGGTACCACTGCCAGTAGGATTATGGCTATTAAGGAAAAGGGCGTGGACCTGATGGATGCTGAGAAGGGTGACCCCAAGCTCCTTCGTGAGCGAGAAGCCATTCAGGTTTATTACAAGAGTCTTATCATGTATGCCTTGGATACGGTCAAAAACGAATTCCTTAAGAAACAGGGGTCTATTGACCTACCTTCTTCGGTTCCTATTATTCTGTCCGGTGGTACGTCTAAGGCCACTAATTTCAGGGAGTTCTTTGAGACTGCTTTCAATTCCACTAAGGAAAAGTTCCCTATACCGGTTTCAGAGATCCGGATGGCGAATGACCCCTTGAATGCTGTTGCTGAGGGTCTATTGGTTGCGGCCATGAACTATGATGAGGGTTGAGAAACTGTCATGTTCAACAACCTACTTTTCGGGGTAAAACGCAGGATTCTTGATGAGGTACGTGATGCATTCAACAAGCATCCTGCGTACTCCGCAAAGGTCGATATTTATAATAAGTTCCCTTATGAACAGCGCATTCAATATGGTGTCGTTCTAAGAAACGCCTCTGGTTCTCAGACACGCATGTCTGCTGATAATTATCTCGGTGACTACATATCTCATGTAAGACTTGCCAGGGATTCGAATTATCCCGGTCTGTCTATCGAGTGGGTTCGAGAAAACTCCAATTATATCACCAAATACGCGATGAATGAGGATGTTTCATCGCAGCTCGGTCCTACTCAACGCCAGTTCACTACATTGCATCCTATCACTAAGGGACGCGGTGAGACAGACTATTCTGATAATCCCGGACAGGTAATTGTAACGGTTGATGGTACAGAAGTTATTCCTGAGTATGTGAATGGTGAGCACGGAATTGTAATGCTGCAAAATGCTCCCGATGCCGCTTCCACCGTACTTATCTCGTATTACTATCGCGTAATTGATGATCCTGGCATATATGTTATTGATTTCATTGAGGATAACCAGCTCTTAGTAGCTCCCATATTTATCATAGATGGAGAGGTAGTAATAGAGAGCACGACTGGTCTTGAGACCAGTGCCAATCTTGATCACGGGACAGTATACCCGTCAACGGATACGGTATACCTTAAATCAAAAAATGGGGGTCTTCCAAATATATTAACGAGGGATACTGATTATAGCATCGATTACAACACAGGAGAGATAACCTTTCTTAATGCTCTTCCAAGTGGTTGGGTGTTGTATGCCGATTATCGCTATCAAAATGGTATCTCTAGAGGGCCATACACCTTTGTCCCTTATCAGGAGATTCATGAGGCTATACCTGGGGCAATAATCTGTATTGGTAGAAGGGCAAAAAAAGATGACCGACAGGTCGTGATAATATCCAAACACAGGGAGCCCCAGGCACGTATTTATGGTGGTCACTGGCAAATGGGGTTAAACCTTGGAGTAATAGCAAAAGACCCCATTCAGATGGAAGAGATGACGGACCATTTGGTGAATGAGCTTTGGGGTATAAGGAAGAACGTTCTTGAATTCGAGGGTATAACTCTTAATTCGGTAGAGCCTACGGGGGAGACTGAAGAGACCTATATTGATACGACGGGTGACCTTTATTATGAGAGCTCGGTAGATGTTAATGTGATGACGGAATGGCAGGAGTTTGTTCCGTACCTCATTACGATTAAGCATCTGTTGGTCAGCCCTAGAGTAAGGGTGGCCGGTGATGCCGTGGTATATGAATTAATTAATGGGTCTTTGGTAGAGTCAAGTATTCAACCGGATGACAGGCATGTTATTAAATATTCCTCAATAGGTTACGAGAGAGTGTCCTAACATATTGAAATAATTATCTATTAATACAAAGCCCTAATAAGGCAAGATCTAGATAAGGATAAGCTATGCCGTTATATGAGTACAAGTGCAGAAGTTGTGGGTACATTTTTGAGGAGTTAATGAGCAGCAAATCGACTCCTCAGACGATGGCCTGTAAGAAGTGTGGTGATGCCTCTGAGAGGAAAATGAGTGTTTTTTCCTCGGTAGTTTCCGGTGGGAGTCCAAACGAGACGATAGACATGACCATCGGAAGGGAAGCGGAGAAGAGATGGCAGCATATTAACGATAGACAGAATAAAAGGCGTTCAGGAAAAAACATAAATACCATATCTCTTCCAAAGACAAAAGATGGAAAGTACATGCCTGTGATGGGACTTGGAAGCAAAACTGATAGGGAAAAAAGGACTGAGTACGTCAGTGCGCTTCAGGACCATCGTAAAAAGAGGGAAGAAAAAGGTATCCCTCAGTTCAGCGGTCCTGGTGAGTTTTGACCTTATGGGTAGTGACCATTTATGGTCTGACATCAAATATGAGATAATAGATAAGACTAAAAAGATCCAGATGACATCACCGATCAAAAATCTTTGTCATCAACTACCTATGGAGGTCTAAAATGGCTAGTATCGGGCCATTCGAATCATTCTCCTTCCCAGGTGTCTACACTAAGACTTTGAATGAGGCCCCCCGTGTAACGGCTGCGGGTGCTCTTCGTTTCCCGGCTTTCATCGGTGTTGCTGACGAGACTATTCCCGTCAACAACTATGAAATGATTCGCGGGTCGAGTTCGATGGCTGACAACCTCATATCCAAAGAGGATGTATCCAGCCAGTTGACCGGTGCAAATCGTAACTTTACCGTTTCCTATTACCCCATCGTGAGTGGTAATGGTACCGGTACGGTAACGAACAACCCGAACAATGTCACCGTTACAGTCAACAATAGCCGGGTGCCCGTAGCATCGGTTAATGGCACTACTGGTGAGATATATCTGGTATCGATACCAGCTTCAACCGATACCATTTTGGTTACGTATTATTTCAAGAAGACTGACACTCTTTATACGAATGAGGATCTGAGTGTCCAGGCTACCGGTTCGAACACCAATTTCAAAGTCCAGCATGTTCCTATAGTACAGGGAGATAATGGTGGTATAACGACCACTGACACCACTAAGGTTTCAGTGCTGGTTAATGGAAGCGCTGCCACGGTGTCAGCAGTTGATGGAGACACGGGTATTATTACCCTGGCTTCCGCCCCTGCTCTTGGAGCAACTGTAACGGTTACCTACTATTCGAACGAGCTCCAGGATACGATGGATATCCTTCCCTCACCCAATGTGACAAGTGTGACTAAGGTTGGATACAGTCCCGGTACATCAGATTTCATTATTGATACTGATTTTGTTCTTGATAGTACTGGTAGCTTCCACACACTGAATTGGGGTCATTCCTATAAGATAGCGTCTGGTCAGCACACCATTGGTACCGAGTATTTCGATGATTCCCAGATTTCGGCCACGCTCTATGATAATCGCTCCTACAAGAGGGCCACTACTGGGACGACTGATGGTACCAATAAGACGTTTACCATGGAAGCGACCCCCATGACGGGTCAGGGCCTTGGAAAGTCTACCGATGACATTTCTAAGGTTGTGGCCTATGTCGGTACGTCACCGGTAGATGCCACTTCGGTAACGATTGCTTCGATGAGTGCCTCTGCAAAGACGGTAACTCTTCAGACTGCTCCTGCCTCTGATGCTACCGTCTTTATCACGCAGTACTACAACAACCTTCCTGATGACACATGGACGCTGACCAATACCCTTGCTGGGGCATCGGGTGTTGGTACCTATACCATCTCCGGAACTAATTCTGGGGATGCTATGGGAGTGACTTGGTCTGCTGCTGATACTACGGTGAGTGACTCTGATTTCTCCACTGAGAATGTTACTTATCCTGCGGGTACTGGAGCTGGTAACAGTGACGCCCAGGTTCTTCCTGGTTATGCCGTTGCTGAGACCGTATCTCTTACGTTCCAGGACAGTAGCAGTTATGTAGTGACATCCAGTGACTCATCGGGTACTGGTACTGGGGGTGATAACACGGGTTATCTGAACCAGACCTACATCGATGCGAAGACAGGGTTCAGAGTTACAGTCCTCGCTGGTAATCTAGTACTTTACACTCTTGGAGACGTAATCGGTTACACGGTATCTCCGACTCTGGTTACAGCTGCTCAGCCCACAAGGGCGATACCTGGTATCAGGACCACTGTAACCGACACGGTTGATATAGCCGTAAATGATACGGCTACCGTGAAGACCTATAACAAGAGCGGTAATGAGCCTAACATCGGGGACTTCTACTATGTGACGTTTGAAGAGTCCAAAACTGACTTCAACAATGCTCGGTTCTTCACTGAAGAACAGGATGCACTGGATTGGACCGGTCCTCTTTCTATCACTAATAAGCTGGGAGTCGCCGCTCATCTAGCATTCTTGAATGGTGCCCCAGCCATAGCACTTCTTCAGATCCAGAAGTCTACTGGCTCCGAGGATGCTCCGGATAGCTCTTATATAAGTGCTATCAACTATTTCGATGAGCCTATGGAGGGTGGCGTTCGCCCGTCTCTCTTGCAGCCCATGTCTACTTCGACGGGTGTCCTGAATTATCTGAAAACCTCTAACATTATCCAGGCTGGTATACGCTACGGAAACGAGCGTATGACCTACTTCGGATTCCCGCTCAACACCAGTCCTACGACTGCCCAGACATATGCTCGTTCCATGAACTCTGAGCGTATGATAGGTATCTATCCTGATGGTGCTATAATGACTATTTCCGACGAGCTCGGAAATGACATTGAGTATCTGATGGATGGGTCAGTGTTGGGTGCCGCTATCTCTGGTAGAGATACATCTCCAGCGTTCGACGTGGCTACGCCTCTTACCAGGAAGCCCATCGTTGGATTCACGAGACTGTATCGCAGGTTGGATTCTGTTACAGCCGCTCAGACTGCCAACTCGGGTCTCACGCTCCTTGAGGAACAGGCTGCCGGTATCTATGTGAAGATTGCACTCACAACGGATACCAGTTCTGTTCTGACTAGGACCCCGAGCGTTATCAGAATTAAGGACTTTGTTCAGAAGGGTTCTCGTGCGGTTCTTCAGCCTTATATTGGCTCGAAGTTCCTCAATGAGCGCCTGTCTGAGATAGAGACCACGCTTGGTTCTTATATGAGGGCGCTGAAACAGGCTCAGATTATCAAGGCGTACCAGGGTATAAAGGCTACCGTAGATCCCAATGATCCGACCACGGTCAATGTCCAGGGATTCTACAGTCCTGTTCTGCCTCTGCTCTGGATTATTATCACCTATAATCTGAGGTCCTCTCTGTAAGGGGATGGGATGGGGTCCTCGAAAGAGGACCCCACCTCAATAAGGATAAGTTATGGATATAAAGAAAGTAGCCAATAACATCCTTGAGTTCCTGGTCGATCCAACGGTCGTACCTCCGAAGGATCGTTTGTATTTCAGGTCCGAGGAGAATCTTGATAATAGGTCGTACGAGGTGGCGAGGGCTCAAGCGGACCAGATGTACGGGACGCAGGGGCATAATTCGGATATGTATCCAGAGAGAGCTAAACCTAAAACGGAGGTTTTCGGGATGGACCGGAGAACACTTATAGCCAGTTTCGATATTCTTTCGCAGTCTTTTCATGATGAAAGCGACCCCATGGCCAAGGACCTCAGGACCATGGCGTACGTGATTTCAAAGATGAGTGATGATGAGTTTGCGAAAAGGATACTCGCTCAGGAGACCGTAGAAGCAAAGGCGAAGACTTTGCCATGCCCAGAAGACGAAGATAAGAAGCCGGTAGATGCTGCAGAGGAAGAGAAAGACGATGGGGTTAATGCCTCTGAAGAAGTGTCAGATTTCTGGTCTAAAGAGGCCTCTTCGTTGATCGCTCGTAATCTCATCAGCGATGTCATCGGTTCAGATGATGACGATGATGATGACGATGATGACGATGATGACGATGATGACGATGATGATGACGATGATAATAGAACTGCTGGTAAGATTCTAGGACCTGGCACGGGTCGTATGAAGGATGACCCCTCGTGTCCTTATAACAAGGGTAAAAAGGCTGAAGAGAAGCCTGCTGAGAAGCCTGCTGAGAAGCCTGAGAAGCCTGCTGAGAAGCCTGCTGAGAAGCCTGCTGAGAAGCCTGCTGAGAAGCCTGCTGAGAAGCCTGCTAAGGCAGCAGAGGCTCAGCAGCCGGAAGAAAAAGATACGGAGAAAAATGCTGAGGAAGCTAACATTGTTGACACCGAAATTCTGGCTAATGAAAGTGGTGAAATCGAGCTTACCGGTTCGATATCTTCCGTGGACATGCCCGAGATGTCCGAGTCTGAGCAGCAGGTTTTGGCTCAGCTCTTTAGGGCTTCGGAGTTCGATGGACTCTCGAAGGATGATCTTGAAAAGCTCAATCTGTCTATCTAAATAAATGAGTTGAAAACAGGAGGGTTATAATGGCAACCAGAGATCACGACAGTTATATCTTTCGGCGTGGTGTCTCGCCTAATACCCTCTCAGTTATTAGCTCCAAAAACCGTATTTACGCCACGAACGCTAATGGGGACCTCAAACAGATTGGCGTTATCGCGACGTTCGACCCCTCTGAAGCAAGGACTATAGAGCCCATTCGAGGGATCGGTTTTGGGGATCATATAGCTGAGTTGGTACCTGGTGTCACAGATCCTATGTCCATCTCGGTGACGAGAACGGCCCTGTACCTTTCGAATATCTATCAGGTGTTCGGGTACAAGTCCGGCATTGATGGAATTGTACGGTCACTGAAGCAGCACAGGTGGCCGTTTGATATCCGTCAGGAAATCGTTTTCAGTGCCCTTGCTGCCTCGCAGTATGGTGGTACTGATAACACTGAGACGACACTGAGCACCAGTGCAACTGAGCTCGTCAGGGACGGTAGCGGGAACCTGGAGAACTATCAGGCTCTTCTGACGTTCTACGAAGCTTGCTGGATTTCTGATTTCTCGGTGTCTTTTGCTTCTGATACCGCGCTGGTGCAGGAAACCGTTACGATTCAGGTATCTGATATCATGGCCGGTCCTGCTCTTGGTGATGATGAATATTCAGAGGCAGAGCCTTATTCGTCACTGGCTTTCCTGTCGAATAGACTTTCGACACCTGAATAAGTTTCTCGGGGTTTACCTCGAAGTTAAATAAAATAAAATTTCAAATAACACATAATATTCTCGCCTTCTGGCGAAATAAAAATAAAAATAAGATTCAAATATCCTATCTGCTACGATTACCTTCGGGTTTTCCCCTGTCTCTATTATAATTTTTCAGATCAAAATCCGCATAGGAGGCTTTCCGTATGGACTTGAACAGTCTGTGTAAAAAGATGAGTAATGACCTTAACATTTTTAGGGATGTGGAATTTTCAGAAATAGGAATAAGAATTAGACTAGAACCACCAACATCTGATGAAGAAATTAAAATTTTAAGTGGTTGTGTGGACCTTGAAGGTCATGAATACATCAATGGTATCAAGGTTTGTTCTCTTGCATATGCAATAAAATCCATAAACGAGTTCAAGCTGGAAGATAATAAAGAATATGAATACACGGATGATAATGGGGATAAATCGAAACTATCGAAATATCTTTATCTTAAGAAAATGGTCGGAAGCTGGCCTCCACCGATAAGGGATACTCTATTTGAAGCATTCACCAATATGCAGGATGAGATGGATGATAAGGTTAAGGGTATGGCTAAATTCAAGAGGTTTGTTGTTACAAAACCTGAAAAGAACGTTAAAAATACCTATAAAAGAATAGAGAACCAAGAAGATGAGGAAGGTCTTACTGAGACGGATAAATTGAACAAGCAGGTAGAGAAAGAATTAGAACAGGCTGAAGTAGACCTTAATAAATAGTATGGAACGGGACGAAGCCTATAATTTGCTCTCAGACCTAATCTATAAGGGATTCCTCCTTATGGAATTGGAGTTTGGAGATAACCTATTCATATTCAAGACTATAAATGAGCGCGAATTCGAGATGGCAAAGATGCTCTCTGGAAGTCCGGATAGGGCCGATCATAATGCCCGCTTCAATGTTAATTATTTGGCAATGAGCCTTTTATCAGTAGACGGTTATAATTACCTTACAAGGCGGTCAGACCGATTTAATGAGCTATGTGATTTTTTCAAGAAAATTCCTGAGAATTTATTCAAAAGCATTATTACTGAGCTAAATTCGTTGAGGACTTTATCATATGAGACAGTAAAATACCTTGAGGGTTTCAGTTATACCTCAGGTTCAAGGAAAAAATGGAAGGTATTGGGGGATAAATTTCCCAGTTGTGATGAGTTCACAGGAATACAAGGTACTGGAACTATTGGACTTAATGTTCATCAAGAGGTGTGGATAACAATAAATAGAATGCTGGATGAAGAGGAGCGCTATAATCAGAGATTCTCTATGGCGCTTATGATTTCTTCCGCTTCAAATCCTAAAGGGTCTAAGAGAGTAAAAGGACAACATGATACAAATATTAGTAATACTGAGGAAAGAAGAAATAAGCTTGCTGAAGTGGGGTATGTAGATGTAGATAAATGGTCTCCAGAGAGATGGGCAGCACCTGTAGATACGGTTGAGGGAATTGTAGCCGAGCTCGACCGGCAAATGAAGGGATTCAAAGATAGGCATGATCTCTTTATAGAAGAGTATATGAAAAAGATAAGAGAAAATGCAGAGAAGAAGGCAGAAGATGCGAAAAAGAGGATACGAAAGGTACGAGAGGAGAGTGGCACTGAGAATGAACTCTTCTCTGGTATTTCGAGACCTCTGACTTCTGAAGAGACCGAAAAGTTTATTAAAAAGACGTCTCCGAAGACCATAATGGTTCGGTCTGATGAAGCTGAGGGTCGAGAGGCGAAGGATAAATTCATAAAAAAGGTTGGTAACAGGGTTCTTACTTCCAGGAGATAGAGACTGATGAATCAGACTGATCAGAACCTTGATAGTATAAATAAAAAAATGAAAAGTCTCGGGGATACTACTGAGGAAGCCAGTAAAAAATCTAAAAAAGCTATTGAGGAGTGGAGCAAGTCCATCCATAATTTTGAGGATGAGGTTGAAGACCTTGGATCGTCGTTACGAAAGACGATGAAAGAGGTCAAAAGCTTAGCTGTAGCTGATACTTTTAATTTGAAACAAGCATCTGATTATATAAATAGGATAGACCAGCTGTCGAATAAACTCAAAGACCTTAAGAAGATGGACTTTAAGGATGGGGTAGAGGGTCTTGAGGAACAGGTAAATCTCATAAATGAGTATAAGAAGGAAGTAACAAGCCTTACTAATCAAATCGTTGCATCTTCTAAAAGCCGGATCGACGCTTTTGAAGATATGGGTGAAGGTTTAGGTCAGGTAGTAAATGTATTCAAGTCATTTGGGAGTCTGAAGGGTTTAAGGCATCAATCTTCCTCTGCAAAGCAACTAGGTGATTATATCACTGGATGGTCAGGATCTTTAGGGGCCGCTGGTAAAAAGATGGGGGTGTTAGGATCAGTGACTAAAAAGGTTGGGTCTGCGGTTGGTGGCATAGGAAAGCTGTTTGGTGGGTGGGTGGGTGTTCTGGCGGTTGTGGGTAAGAAGATTTGGGACATGGGAATGGCGGCAGATTCATTTGTGAAAGATGCTAATAAGAGGTTCGCAGAGATTAGAGGTCCAGACATCATTACAAAAGACATTAAGGGCCAGTTTAAGTCATTTAACAAGATGGTATATGATGCTGGTAAGAATTTAGAGGTTGGACTAAATGCTGATCAGATACGTGAGTTCATGAATTCAGTATATCAGGCTGGGACTAATATTGGAAGATTAAATGAGGGGCTTTTGGGTTATAGGGATTCTATACATATAGCGGCTAGAGCGAGTAAAGTTCTTGCAATGGACATGCCACAGGTCGGAAGCATTATTTCAGATCTAATGAATAATTTTAGAATGGATATGCGGACTATAGACAAGTCATTCATTCAAGTTGCTTTCAGTGCTAAAAAGTCTGGTATGAGCTCTGATAGGTTTTGGAATGCTGTTCAGAACGCGAGTGCCTCACTTGCTTTTTATGGTATATATGTTGAACAGGCCACAAAACAATTAGAAAAGTTTTCTAAAACTGGTGTAATGGGGGTTGAAGAGACTTCAAAGACAGTAGAAGACCTGACTCAATCGTTCAAGAATATGTCGGATACTCAACGAGCATCTTTTTTGGGATTGGTAAAAGCTACACAAGGGGGAAGGGAGGCAGTGAATGCTGCTTTCAAGAGTTTTGAATCCGAATGGAGAGGTAAACTTTCAGATATAAATTCACAGATTGAAGCTAATCTTAGTATAAAGGACAGAGATGAAGATACAAATGCCGAATATAACCGGCTGTTGAACGAACAGTCTAATATTTTAGGTAAAATTAAAATGGCAACTGATGCTCAAGGAAAAAATGAAATAGAACAAGCGCCCTATCTCCCCCTTATTGCTGATAGAGCAGCGGAACTTATTACGCGTTTATTACAATTGAGAGGTACTAATAAATCATTAGTTGATATGAGCGGAGAAGAGATTTGGACTTCAAAGAAAATACTTGAAACCATGGGTCTTAGTACAGATTTTGCTATGCAATTAAAACAACTAGCTACACATCAAAATAATATGATAGAAAAAGAGGTCGGTATTACTGGTTCAGCCGAACAGAAAAAAATATCTTTTCTTGGTCAAATTGCCAATATAAATACAAAGCAACTTCAAAAAACAAAATTTGATAATTTGATAGATGCGTATAAAAGTCAAGATCCTAAAAAGATTGCTGATGCTCAGCAGAACTTGGCTGACCATTTTCAAAAGGATTTAAAATTTTCTGAACAAACATCAAAATTTTTAGCTGATATTTCAAGTGTTGATCCTAAAATAGCAAAATCTATCTATGATTTAATCAGAACAAATGAAAATACGTCAGAGGAGGAAGTCAATAATTTTTTAAAACTCATTAAAGATCAAAAAGCAGCTGATAAAATGGTAGCTAAAACCGAGAGAGCATCCAAAGTATCAAGTGATAATCAAGAAAAACAGGCTGAAGATACCTTTCAGGAGATTCGTGATCAGACCCTCTCATTTGAAGAAATGATTAAAATAGCAAAAGATGAATGGAAATGGAGATTAAGTAGTCTGAAAGCGGCCACTATATTAAATAAGAAGGTATTAGATATATATGGATGGCTTGTTAAAGATAAGCCCGGTTATCTTTCTACTTCTCAAAAAGAGTCTCAAGAAAAAATTAAGACTTTTGCTTCTTCAAAATTAGGAATAAATCTTGGTGGGAACATAACAGAAAAAGAACAAAAATATATAACTAAACAAACAGTAAAAAGGCTAGACGCCTTAAATGCTTCGATAAAAGCAGCGGAACAATTCACAGGTGCGGCTAAAGAGGGTAAAGACCTGGCCGCTATGGCAGAAGCTGATAAGAAGCGTATTGAGAATCTTTCTAAATTTTCAGATGAAAATACTAGAGCTCTTATTGAAATAAGTAAAAAACTTGATGAAGAGAAAAATAGCCTTTCTGCACTAACTGCATCAGGTACTAATAATAGTCAAGAAGTTATAGATGCTCAGAAAAATACCGTTAAAGAGCTAATGGATAAGTATGAAAAGCTAATTGGGTCCTCAGAGAAAGATATGTCTGGTATAATATTGATATTACAAAGATATAAACTATTAGAAAAAGCGACAAAAAAAGGTACAGACCAAGCTAAAAAAGATGCTCATAATATGGTCAAAGAGGCAGAGGGTCAAACAACCATTTTAGAAAATAATTTAACTAATCTTGGAGAATTAAATAAATCAAATGAAATCATGGCTTTCTATATGAAGGGCCTTCTCATGGGTAATAAGGATGCCCGAGGTGAGGCGGCTAGAAGTTTTGCAGAGATGATTAATTCTGAAGAGGACGCACAAAAAGTGATGGAAGATTATGGAATAGACTCAAAACAGTTATATGAAATGCTTAAAGATGTAGAATCTAATAAAATAAAATATGTTAAAGTTATGCAGGGCCTGAAAAGCCCTTATGAGATTACTGACCCGTCTGAAATGATTTTGGCGCACAAGGGAGAAAAAGTACTGCCCGTATCAGGATTTGATGTTGTTCCAACAATACCTACAATGGCCGGTGGAGCAGGAAGTGACGCCGTTCCAACAATACCTACAATAAAAGGCGGAGTTGGAGAAGGACCAATTTCTTCCAGCAAAACTATAAATATAAATGTTAATGCTACTGAGAAGGATTTAGCTCAAAAAATAGCTAATCAGATAAGGTCTGCAATGTATCAGGAACAACTCACGGGGATGTCATAAAATATGGCCCTCTATCGAGACGAAGCAAGAGAGCAATATGCCGCTGAGAATGATCAGTATTTGCTGAATTATTCTGATTACCTTCAAGGTTATAGAGTAATAAGCAGAAATAATGAGCTGAAACCCCTTATTATAGAAATTGTAGACGGTAATCAGAAACCTGTTAGTATTCCATGGCCGCCTATATCTACTACAACGGTGAGTTCAAGAAGGATCTTAGGTATTAAAATGATGGTAAATCCATCAACCTTAAGCCTAAATATGGCTAAGATAATAAATAGGACTCAGACAATGGTTGGGTGGGTGGAAGAACATTGGGGAGAAGAAATAGACACCATAACACTATCGGGTAATACAAAAGCATTCGTTGTTGGTGATACATCAGTAAGAAGTATTTATAGCCCAATGGTAAACGAATCTGCTAATAAAGAGGCAGCCATAGCAGATTATTATTCGTATCTTGGATTAGGAGACTATTCCGTTCAGACACAATCAGTAACTAGAAACCTGAGTAATTTTGGCCTAACCGTTAGTAACAGGAGAGATTGCGTATCCTATAAAGAGATGAAGAAGATAGTCCAGATGTTTAGTACAAATGGGTGCATTTTCGATGATAATGGCTTCGTTTCTGACCGGAAATTTATCAGGATTACTTATGATTATTCATCATATATCGGGTATTTCGAAAGTATAGATATTATTGAAGATGCTACAACTCCCTTTAGATTCAACTATACAATAACTTTCAAGTCAGAGAAGACTCTCTATAGATTCACGAATCGTAAAAATGTCGTGAGGTCATGATGTCATCTAGAGAACTCATAAGAACTCAAACAGATGACTTTCTCAATAACAGCTCTCAAAGCTCATCTTATAGGTTTGAATCAGAGGAAGTAGGAACAACAGATCATCTAAAATTGACTACAGCCGGTGAGTCATACCTTCCAATGGTAATCGCTATGGCTGGAAAAGATGGTGATCGTATTGAATTCACCATGCTTATAAATCCAGAGAGTATGAACCATGGGAAGACTAACACGGCTAATTTCTCCTATACCAGAAGAGGGTATGTAACACAGTTATGGGGACCGGGACAGGATACACTTACAGCGACGGGTAAAACGGCGATGTTCCTGTCTCCTGAAGAGGGCTTAGCCACTATTTATGCTAAAAAGTCTTTTGGGTTCCTTAATTTCATGGCCCTTTTTAATGCCTATAGGAATAACGGATACAGACTCATTGACCCATCGAATCCTCTTATAGACGAAATACGAGTAATAAGTGTCATACAGGGCGTAGAGATCTATTATGACGGTCAGATATATCTAGGTCATTTTAATACTTTTACCATGGATGAGACCGCTGATAATCCTTTTATTCTTAGTTACAATTTTGAGTTTGTTATCAGTTCTAACAGTGCCCGATATGATGAGATACGGGGACATTTTATACCAATACCGGAAAACCGACAAGTCACCAATGTGTACAGTAACCAAGAGCCACTCTCGGATCAGGACTCCATAGCCTCCGGAAAAAGTATAAGGGTTGTTTCAGATGTGCAGAGTATGGGTCCAGATACACCGTTGCAAGAACTCACGGCAATCGATGAATCTTCCCTTTATGTCCTATGGCAAAGTATAACTGGTCAGCTATGGTCTAGTGCTTTCACGGAGGGGTATACGGATGGGAGCACTAGGGGAAATATGAAATTGAAACGTAGACTCATTTCTGAAACATGGCCATTCTCACCGTGAGGTCTGGATAATGGCACGATTAAATAGAGACTCAGGATTATTCACGATACCCGAGTTCAGAAACAGGGGTATAATAAAACTCGCCCCTGATGTCCTTGTTTATATAGCAGGGGATGTCGGTTCCGTTGTCGTGTCCCCCGCTAGTGGTAAGGATCAGAAAGTTGATTTCAATGATGGCATAACAGCAGTAAGTGTTCAAAATAACGTTGATCCACCGGGTTCGTCATCCGCATCTATCGAAGTTACAACTCCTATCTATGGAGAACATTCTAAATACTGGCTACCTTACAAGGTAGATGGAAAGATCATTCGTGCTCCAGTTTTTGTTCCAATGATGGAAGTTAAAATTTTCTTTAAAGGTAGATATCTTGTTAATGGAGAACCAAAGTACTATCCGTCCTTTTGGGGATTTATATCTAGTGTTGAAGAGAACTATTCTGGTGGAGTTTATAAAATAAATATCCAATGCGTAGACATGCTTCATTGGTGGGCTTACAGTCAGGTTAATATTCATCCAGTGCCAGAATCTAATATTGCTTTTGGTGGCGGTCAAACTATGACCGCTTTTAAAACAATATTTAGGGACGCTAATCCATTTACTATTATGTGGCGGCTGGCGACAGATATGTATGTACCAAAAAGTACACAAAATGAACAGATAGAGCAAGCGGCTGCTCATAGATTTATAAGCCCTACTTGGGTTGCTCAAAAAACGCCTCGTTCTCAGATAATACCGTCTAATGTTCTAAGGTCTGCAGCTATAGGCATTATGTCTTATTGGAAACAAAGATTTGAGAGCTTAGGTTCTCTTCTTAAAATGTATGGGGCTAACGATAGTAAAAGATTAACAATAAATTCAGCTGGTAATAAAGTAGATATACTTAGACCGAACACTACAAGAAAGGTAGATGTTCCTGATACATCTAGAAAAAAAAGGGCCTCCCATTCACAGATTGTTGATGAATTCGATGTGAATAAGGACCTTAATAAATTCGCTGTTTTCTTTGAGTTTGATAAGATGGGCGAGTTCAGTGAGGCTGAATATCTAAGTAAGTTGGAGATAGCTACTGAAATAAAAAATAGAATAGAGTATGAATTTTTTCAGGATGTCGATGGTAATTTCATATTCAAACCACCCTTCTTTAATATGAATACCAAAGGCGTTGAACCCTATAATATCAGATCGTATGATATTATAAATTCCTCGTTTCAATTAGACTCAGAAGGTATTGTTACAGTACTTCAAATTACTACACCATTCCATGGTGCTATAAGAGACCCTAAAACTGTGCCAGCTCGTGGATATCATATGGATATAGACCTTGCTAAAAGATACGGCATTAGGCAAAAAGAATTACATGTAGAGTATATAACAACAAGGGCTGATTTAGGCAATCAACTAGCCCTGGGCCATTTAAGCGTTATAAATGCAAAATGTTATACGGGATCAGTATCATTACCGGGAAGGCCGGAATTAAGGCTTGGCTATCCAGTATATATAGATTATAAAGATGCTTTTTATTATGTTAAATCAATAAACCATTCTTTCGATTATGGCGGAAGTTTTACTACGAGTCTTTCTCTTGAGGCAGAAAGAAAGAAGGTTATTGATTTTGATACAGGTGAAGTCTTGAAAGATAAAGTTTATAGGTTTAAAGGTGAAATTGACCCGACTTCTGTTGAGCTAACTGAAAACGATGAAAGAAAAAGAAAACTAAAACAGAGCACGGGAGATATCAGTTCTATAAAACAGGGCAGATATGAGGTATCAGACAGAGCAGGTAAAGGGGTAATTCATGATCAGTTACAAGACATAGAAACTACAGTTACGAGTTCGACAGTACCTTTTACAGACGCAGATGGGTATAGATTAATAGGATCTTTTAAATACGGACGCGGTATTGCTATGTCAGGTTCAAGATCTCTAACAGAGATTATTGGAACAATATCGGACAGCTCGGCATCATTAACTCAGCAAAAATATCAGGAACTAACATTTGAGGCCCCCAGGTCTGCTGCTGAAGAGTCACAGAAAATGGGGGCATTCTTTAATCAGATAAAAAGCAATGAAGAAAACATTGTTCCAAGTTATTTGGACACTAAAAATTTCAGATTATCTTATAACGAAGAGATGGGTAATCTCGAAAATCCTGCTCAGACCACCTTCATAATTCCTTCTGGATATATCAATGAGCCATCGTCAAAACTGGTGAATTATAGGGAGTAGTCATGAATACCGGAAGGATATACAACAGGGGTGAAAAACCTCATAATGTCTTTAGCCAGTATCATGGCCCTAACAAGTTCAACAGGTATTTCTATGTCAGAATAGGTAGAGTTTTAGAGCTCGACTACGACCGATATCGCATGAGAATAGAATGGACTCAGGGTTCAGGGTCACCCGCGTGGATGCCTATATCCTTTGCATATGCCGGTCCTGGTGGGTGCCTGGGAATGATCCCAGAGGAAGGTGCTATCGGAATTTTTTCATTTTATGATGAAGGTGATGGAAAAGGTTCCCCCCTGGCATGTGCTTTTCTGCCCGCATCATTATCGGCCGGTCTTGAATTCAACAGCGTAAAAATAGACCCCGATTCTGTCTCTAATGAAGATGATAATATACTCAACTTTAGATTCAGACCTCTCCTAGCTGGTGACATGATAATGGCCTCACCTCTCGGTGGCCAGCTGTTCGTAAATAAGCATATAGAGATAACAGATAATTCCCAGGATTATATCCTCTTGAGGAGTTCAGACCAGTCTATAATCCAAAACTCCCTTAATAACTTCCTTTTCGCGGATGGAGCCTCAGTATGTGCTGGTCCTATTATAAGAAATCAGCTTTCTATATTTGACCAGGATGGTAAGAGACTCGAAAATACCAATGGAAGAGAAATGTCTTTTCCTGAGGGAAGGGATGCAATTTTTATAGTACCCTTTGGGAATCCCATAGAATATGACACAAAATTTTATAGTGAATATCGTGTAGATGTAGATGAAATATGTGATAGAGTAATCGATGAAAATGATATTACCGGTTATACATCAACCTCAACGAGAGACCCCATTGTTACAATGGCAATGGGAAACTATGTCGGGGCAAATGATTCAGATAGCAGGTACGGTCTAATATTAAGACCAGTAATGTTTTCATCAAGGTTAGATAAAGACGGTAGCTTTGACCTTATTCAATGCTCCCAGTTAAAAGGGGTAGATGAAGTAAGCAATCTAGGTTTGGCCTATGCCCTTCATTTCCTCAAATCCGGTGCCTTCATGGGGTTCGATAAACAGGGGCATTATCACCTCTATTTACCGGCATCCACTAATAACCCCCTCGGTGCCGGTAGATCCATGTCTGTTCTTGCAGACGGGAATAAAAAAGAGATCTGGGGGCGATCTTCCGACGATGGAAATTCCTGGGACCTTACTCTAAAAGGTGGCCTGCGGTGGGATGTCGGGTCTCATAACAATATTGAGAAAAATAGAAGCATCGATATAAGGACGGATAGCGGAGTATATATAGAGGCCGGTGATGAAGATGATGACGGATATGCAAGACAGGATAAGTCGTTTGGGGATACCCTTGAATACGTCGGCGGTACTAAATTTATAGAAATTTCTGGGGGTTACAATGCCGTCATCACAGGTATAAAAACTGAAACAATTGCCGGGTCTGCTAGTGAGGTCATTTCCGTAGATAAATCGGTGAACGTCTTAGGTATCTATAATGAACAAGTAACCAAAGAAAAACAGTGCCAGTTCGGTAAAAGAAAAACATCTATCAGTGGAGATGACGAACTTACGATAACAAAAGGTGACCTTATTCAGACCATACAGGTCTTTGGAAATAAAAAGACATCTATTCAAGGCAGTGGAAGTATAGAGGAAACCATTACAGCCGGTAATAAAAAGATATCTATAACGGCAGGAAACTATGAATTAAAGATCAGTGCCGGTCAAATAACTATAAAAACGAGTGCAGGGTCCGTGGAAGTGAATGGTACAACCCTAGACCTTAAGGGCACAGCATCAGCTTCATTGAAAGCTATTAAAGTCGATATTGGTAATGGTCCGAGAGGCGGTATAGTTACAGGTCTTCCCGGAACACCGTCGCATAACGATTATGTTACAGGTGCTCCTCTCAAGGGATGTATAACGGTTAAAGCAGGTGCCTGATGCCTATAGTTCCAACGGCAATGTCGGGGCTAATGATGGCTAAGGGAGCCAGTCTCACCCTGAGTGGGACGAAACTAAACTCTCTTACTTCTGGAATATCGTCCGCCGTTGCGTCTTATGTCCTATCGGCTTCATTCATCACGTCTATAAACAATGCTCTCGGTCCCGGCTCCGGAACATTTACCGGGAGGATATCAGGACTTAACCCATCAACCATGAGTAAGCTGATGGTTTTGAAAGCTTCCGCTTTAGGCCTCTCAGGGAGGGACCTTTCAAAATTATTCAATTCTGTTTCATTTGGCGTGGTTCAGGCCCTGAAAACGGCGATAGCTCAGGGGGTTGTAATAGGCGCAGGTCCCGGATCAGGAAATGGGAAAATACTAAATCTTGTTCCTAAGGCTCTTGAAGCTATAATAATGGCCCAGTTATCAGCTAGAGTCATAAGTGGGACAAAGCTCAAGTCTCTTGCTTCTGCTATGGCTACTGGAATATGTAATCATATAATGACATCGGGAAGGATAACTACGACCTGCATAGGAGCCGCTGCGGGCCCTCCAGTAGGTCCCGTTACCATTCCCACGGCACCCGGAAACGGTAAGCTTATTTGAGGTACTCATCTCATGGCTATGGAACTTTCGACGATCAAGACTCTTAATACGGTTGACCTTGAGGCTTTTGAGATCAGGGGTTTCAAATACGGCATCAACAACGCATCCACTACAGGTCCAGCCTACGCTCAAGGGACATATATACCAGAGCGTAATTTTCTGGATGCAACTGTATTCTTCGACTCTGATAGTAGCCTGGTAACAAACTTTTCTTTTTCTGCCCCTTATAGTGGCCTCGATGCATCATCGTTGAAGGTATCAGATACAATTACCTACGATACGACAGCTTTCACTGTTTCTGAACTCGCAAGCGCTGATAGCTTTTATATAGACCGAGACAGCGGAATAGATGGTACTAAAACAGTAGAACTCACTCTCATACCGAGAGATTATTTAGTAGAACCAGATGTTGGAAACAATACGTTTTATGGTACCGCTATTTTCACATCAGGGTCATCTGATGTTTATGGCGTTGGGACCAGTTGGGTAGGTCAGCTCTCTACCAGTGATTTCATAAAGTCAGATTCTTATCAGAGTTATTTAAGAATAGAAACGGTCTATGATAACACGCATCTGGAACTATCATCCCCTTATGTCAGTGATACTACGACATGCACATATATAGCAAAACGTAGAAAACTCGATAGGATGTCTGTTCGATATACTAAAGACCTGTTCTCTTACGAAAAAGATGGCGGATTCTGGAAAGTAGATGATAGTACAACCGATAGTAATATTTTAGCTACTTCAACATTTTCATCACTCGCTGACGGTATCGAAGCAAAATTCACTATTACCCTCAAAGACACAGACCCTGATATTATGGACAGCAATGCTGTCGTTAATAAGGTGCTGTCTCTTGAGACACCAAGGGACCTATCTCAGTTCTCTTTACCGGTCGTTCCGAATCCTGAAAGCTCATTCGAGCTGAGGATAAATGATATAAAAAAGGACAGATTTCCTTATGGTAACATGGATTATGTGATAAGTTATCATCAGGACCCTGTTTATTTACCCCCGCCTCCGGTGTCACTGAGACAAGTGGCTAATTTGATGTTCCTGAGCCGTATAAGCAATCAGGTTCCATCTATTTCTGATACTGAAACCGGACTTATTACTTTTACCGATACACAGGGTAATAACATACCTGGCGTGATGCCCGGATCTGATGTAATATCACTCGATGGTACGGCTCTTCAACCCTATTACGACTATGTAGTAGACGGCGATACGGGGACTGCAAACGTAACGAGTCCTGTCTCAGATGAGGCTATAGTAAAATATGTCCTCGTTAATAAGAGTTCTCTGATAGATTACGGCATATCCTTTTCTTTAGGCGGAGAAGCCCTTAGATATTCCATACCTCCGAGGGATACCGATGATGTTCGGTTTGTGCTTCCAACTGGGAAGATGAAACCGATGAGCAAGGACCATCCCGGTCCTGGTGAGGAGTATATAATTGATTATTACGTAGATTCTGCTGCGGTGACTGAGGAGATCGCGGTTTCTCCATCATTACAAACGTTTAGGTTATCAAAATATCCGGTTAAGAACGATTCGATAATCCTGGTTAAGAGTGGGGCCATACTCGATGAATATGACGATTATCGGGTGGATTATCATACTGGAATAATAACACTATCTGAGGCGCTGGTCGGTACTGAGAGTATAGAGGTTAGTTACACGCCTCTATCTAAACAGAGGAATGGCATTAGTTATGACGGTCAATCTTATTGCACATCATATGGGTCTAGAGCTAGGATAACTAATGTATCAGGGTTTGAATTCTCTATCTCTAACTATACTCTCTCTATTCCTGACCTTGAGGTTCTGAGAATAAATAACAGTACCCGAAATGCAGATTATGACCTGGCTGGGATCGATCAGGGGACCAATTATATAAAAATCCAAAATAACGCAACGAATCAGGCCATAGGTCTTTCAGAAACAGATATAGTTCTGATAGATTATAAGTTCGCGAGTGAGAACACTGAATATTATCCTGTATCTACTATAAATTTAACGCTGCCACAGGGATCGGATAAACTCTATATCTCTGGGATCGATTGTACTTCTACTTTCGTTTCTGGCTCTGTTGTAAGTCTTACGCCCTCAAACGCGACGAAAAGCTTTTATTTTGTTGTTCAATCCTCTACGTATGCCAATGAGAACACTGAGGTAACTTTCGGTGGAACTATAATTGAAGACCTCGTGAATCCCGGTATTCTGGTCAGCGATTCATCCATAAGTTTTAATGTCCTTAGTTTATCCGCGTCAGGAATCGTGACTGGTTCTAATGAAGTTGTGTTTGATGGAAGTAATATATCTGACCTATTCAGATCCGGGTCACTATTAAAGATAGAAGCAGATATCTATTCTGTTCAAAGCTCCTCTTATGACTCAAGTAAGACATATGTATCAATAATGCCAGAGTCCTTAAAGGACTACACGTCATCTTCGATACTATCTAGCATAGGTCTATCAGATTGCCCCGTTTATCCGGAGGGGGGTACAGTCATAAGTGCCTCATCGTATATAGTTGATGACCCGGCACAGCCCGGTTTGATACTTCAATATTCAAATGCTGGAGAGGTAGTAGTATACGCCGATTCATCAAAAATAACCCTTGATGCTGATAGTAGTAGTTATCAGCTCTATTATTCGGTCTATCCTACTGTTGCTGATATGTCTAGCGCCGTTTCGAGTCTTCCGGGCTTTTCAGCTGAAGCAGTTGTAAGTTCCTGGTCGAGTTCTAAATTCATTGCATTATCAGGTTCATCTTTAAGTTCTGAGTCCCCTGTCATTCTGGGGCTCTCTCCCGAGCTCAAGTTGGATGGGACTGACTCAACATCTTTTGAAGTAACATCTGGATATATAACTCTAGATAGCGGTCTAGTAGAGGGGCAGAGGTATGTCCTTAATTATCAGGGTCGTAGATTCATTCCTGAACAACAGGTCGAATACTCAGTAAGTTATTTCACAGATTTACCGGCAAAATCGAAGATTTCCGCATCATTTGAATACGATAATCTGGATCAGTTCTATCTCCAGGTAATGAGCCAGAGATATTTCCTTGAGAATGTTACTGAACCCAGAATGGCTGAAGAGGCTCGTCAAAATTCCGGTAATGTCGGTCAGGGCGGAGAGATACAGGGGGATGACGCCCAAGGTAACTCAGAGGGCGGACTCGTAGATGATGAATATACTAGGAAAGATACCGAGATAGAGTGTCGTATTTTTGAGAATATTTTTGATTTCTTCAATAACCGTCTTCAATCATTCGCGGATGAAAGATATGCTGCTCTGGGGGTCAAAATATGCAATAATGATGGCCTGCTTTCAAAATACGACGAGAGCATGGCTACTAAATCTTTTAATAGGATGTGGCCCTATGCAGATTATACTAATCTGGAGCCATACCATATAACTCCCCTGACTGGTCAGACAAGGGGGCCCGGATCGGCCATATTCGAGAATGGAGATAAGACCGTAACCGGCATCAGTGGTACCATATGGTCACAACAGTTACTTATAGGTGATTATATTCGACCTTCAGACAGTACTGATGATTATATGATTTCATCAGTGGTTAGCGATTCTACGGTTATTCTATCTCAAGTTTTTGGTGGCCCAGACTCGCCAACATCCGGAGAAGAATTCATTATAACTTCGTCGTACCCCCCGTATGATGATGACGGGCATATGGGTGCTAAGATTGTTGGGACAAAAAGCGGTAATTTTGACCTTGAGGACGGGGACGTATTCGATATTTATATAGACGGAAGTTATTCGTCTTATACTTTCGAAGATCCAGCTCCTATACCGCTGATTATTTACCTGATGTTTAGAGTCAGCAGATTTACCAGGGATGATATTGCAAGAATACTCACCTCAGAGATAGAGGGCTTGAATGTAACATCTGAATGGGCATTTGACAGCAGTGCATCATATGGGTTTAAAGACGTTCTAGTGCTCAGGACAGATGAAACCTATAATTCCATGATCCTTGGGTCGGGGAGTGCCGTTACAAAACTCGGATTCACCCCAGGAGATAGTGCCATTGGAAATCTTGATAGGTCAGATTCAAGTGCCGAAATCTACTATGATATCGATGAGGGATATCACCTTGGATTAGAGTACGGATACCTATCTACGCTCATAACGGCCGGTATCTCTAATAAGCTCAATAGAATCAGCCCTGCAAATATTACCAACGCTTATCTGGCTTATGATGAAATAACACAGCAGGCAGCAGACCAGACTGGTGAGATTGAGAAGCTGGATGACGAGATATCAGCCATGGCTGATATTCTTCAGGAACCAGAACTCCCTTCTTATAACCAAACCCTAATAGCTTATGGTGACGCAACCGACTATCGTATAGAGACACAGACTGCTCTTGCCTACAGTAATTCTATCCTGACTAACTGGCAGGGTAAGGGAGATGCCACAAAATGGGTGCTCGACTATGAGAGTCACACTCAATATATCAGAGGTGTGGATTCCACGGGAGTCGGCGTACCTTCGTCATCTGGAGTCGGAATAACGGCTATAAATGGGCTCACCACTTTCAAGATGAGGGATGACGGCGGTTATGATACAAGGTTATTGAACACTTCATCAGTAGATGGAACGTTTAGGACTCCAATAGTTAGAAACGAGGACGATAACTCCCTTGTTGACGGGTCATGGACTGGGTGGCTTGGTTCTGTTTCCGACCAATATAGCTCGACTAATATCATTCAGTTTTATCTTAATGACGCTACGCCATATTTCTCAATATATCAGGACTCTACTCCATATAACCTTACCTATCAATATTCTATTGATGGGACTGCACTGAGCATAGAGTATAATGATGGAACCACCACACAGAACGTTTATTTGCCCTATAGTACCTACACGACTATAGGTACTATGAAGACGGCCATAGATGCCGTTCCGAAGTTGGCAGTTATCGGCAGTTCCTTGTATGATTCATCAAAATGTTCCTTTAAGCTGGCATCTGGTTCTATCGTACCTGACGCTACTGTTTATCCTGGATTGCGGTCTAATTATGTCTCATATCAGACTATATCGGACCAAATCCTTTCAGACAGAACTGCGTTTGTGTCTGATAGGAGCTCTGAGGTCAATGACAGGTATCTGTATCTTGATGGGACACGTGACGAGCAGATTATACAGCATATAAAATCTGAGGAACTGCTACGATCCAGTGATGGAGCGGACGGAAATCTGTATAATTGGGCAGATAACAGATTCAACAGGAGTATAGGATGCGAAGCGAGACTGGCTCAGATAGAGAAGCAAATAGCCCTAAAACAGGAAAATCTGAAGATAAACAAGAGGCTGTTGTAACTCAGCTTGAATGGAGACGGGCCAGTCCTAATCCGGCTGTAATAAAGAATCTTGAGCGTATGGTGTCTTTGACTGCCGGGATTATAAGAAAAGACATAAAGAATATCCAGAAGCAGGTAATCGAAGCAAAGAAGATACGAAATGTCTAATTCAATAGATATCAAAGCTAAAATCGTTGCTGTCTCGTCTTCGGAACCCTACGCTCCTCCCGGCGAAGCTGCTGCTGTGGCTGCACAGGAAGAGGCCCAGAGGTCAGAGGAGGCCGCTCAAGAAGCACAACAAAATCTCTCTGCTAATGCCGGTAAATGGAAGGTTTTCGGCCCCGATACCTCAATGATCCCAGAAGATATCATAGAGAAGTTTGATAAGGCTATAACTACTCTTGGAAAGGTTACTGACGCCCTCACTCCTATATTGAATTTTTTAGAGTTTTTCTTGAGCTCATTCAATTCTTTTTCCAGCCTTATAGGGTCTTTGTTGGACAGGGTCCAGAAGGAAGTGAATGAGTGGTCTGAGGACCTGGCTGGAGCGGGAATTTTCTTTAATCCGTTATTCCCGCCAGCTCTGAATAAGAACATGATAAACAATAATAACTGGCAGAAGCTATCGACAGGAGGTTTCGATGGCTTTTTAAGCCGCTTGGATGTATCACTTAGAAACACTGCTGATGATCATAGGCCCCGCTTCAGTAGAGATGCACAGGTTGGGGGCCTTATTATAATGGTAGATTCTGAAAGTGCTGATGACTTTTTCTCTACACTTAACCAGCTGGCTAACCTGTTCGATATTCTTAATTTAGTTCCTATAAATCTTAGCCCTCCTCCACCCAAAACGATAAGAAGTTATCCGGTATATACTGATGAGGATGGCTATGGGATACATTTAAAATGGGACGCCCCAGGAATACCCTTCACTAATGGATTCTATCGTATATCCAGAAGTGTGGTACCGGGCGGTATACCAAAAGAAGTAAATGATATACCTACCAAACTTGGCGGTAAGGATGGGTTTATTCGTGCCATAAAAACTCGGCTTAGTACTTATTTCTCAGATAAGAGAGCTGGTAAAAGTCCGGCAGGTTCATGGCCTACGAAGACAGTTTATGCCTATGATGACCCCACCTTTAATGGGCCTCACATCGTAAAGGCCAATGTAGTAAACGGTAGTGGATCATATCTGGACCGTGATATACCCTTAGAAGCAGGTGAACCCCTGTTCGACCAATTCTATTATACCGTTGAGTCCGGGTTCCCAGGGTTGTGGGGTCCTCCTTCTAGAGAGATTTCTGTCACCGTTCAAAAAAAGTGTGTCGATCCGGACTCGGTGGCGGTGGTAACGCATGCAAAGGGGTATAAGGAGTATATATCGGCTGGGTGGGGTGGTCTCGGGCAGTGGTCATCTATCCAGACGAAGTTTCTCATTCCGTTCATGCCCTTATTGATAGAGCAGATGAATAAGGTTCTAGATACGCTTAAGGGTATGGTGAAAAACAATAGCGACTCTTTCAGTGACTTTATCAAGGGTATAAAAGATAAGATAGACACCTATATCTTTATGATAGATTTGCTTACTTCAATAGTTGAACAGGTCCAGAAGATGATTCTGGGCCCTTCGGCAGCTTTTCTTGTTGTTCCTCCTGAAAAGGGTGGTATCAGCGGATTTATGCAGAGAGTCCGATCGGCAAAAGTACCCGATGACGGTTTCAGTGGTCAGAATGGTATGACGGGAGGCTTGGTCTTTATCTACGGTGCGGTAAGGTTCGACACATTTGGAAACACTGATGAGAAGGCCATAGCTGAGCAGTCAAAGGCAATCAGTAAGGCGTTCAGCACCCTGGTATCGCTCCTTACTGGAGGAAGCTCATGAATCTTAATCCTACCGAGACTAGAAAAGAAGACCTTAAATCCATAGAGAAGATCGTCACTCAAAACACCCTTGATGGTCTTCGTTCTGTAAAAGAGTATTATACACAGGCTCTGATGAGCTTAGAACGCCGTTTGATGAAATTAAAGGCATCTGAAGCTGCTTTGAATCAGCGTATTTATAGAGACCTTGAGATGGCAGAGATAGAGGCAAAATACAGTGCTGACCATTTCAAGAAGATAAATCCGATACAGTCCTATTCTTATTATGATTCTGGGACTCCAGACCCTCATGAAAGAGTAACGTATACCAAGAATAAGCTGCTTTTTCTTTCACCTAATGCCATAGAGCTTATAAAAGAGCAGAACAAAATAGCATATCAGATAAAGGATGTTCAAAGTAGGATTACTTCATACTCAAATGAGCTAGATAAAATAAATAATCAGCTTCAAGAGAAGGGGGCCCCTGAGCAGGCAGACCTTGAGAGAGACAACATAGTAAAAAGACAAGTAGCTGATATCTATATGCTGTGGGAACTACACAGTCTCTATAAGGCTAATTCTAGGGATTTGCGCGGAAATGAGGCTTATACTGAAGATGCAAAAATAGTTAATATGCTCAGTAAGCTGAGCGTTAAGTTTACTGCTTTTGCTGAGAGAAATCCCTATGTGGTTAACGGTGACCTGGTGCTGGACCTGACTAATCCCGGTTCAGATACTAACTCTACAGCTCTTCTGAGTTTCATGTCAGGTCTGAGGTCCCTTGGGGTCAATACGAAGCTTCCAGCCTCTATAACCAAGTATGTTGAGGAAATGAGTAAGAACATCAACGACCCCTATATATCACTAAGATTAAGCTCGAAGAAGACTCCAAAGGACGAGCCATCGTTAGAGGATTCCGCAGCAAGATCTACAAGTTCCTTATCTCGTTTTTTGGATAGAACCAGAAATGCGGCGAACTGGTGGACGACAAATGCTCTTAAATCAGCGGCAGAAGCCGAGAATAGATGGTTTAAAAAACAAATATCATTCCTTAACGGGAATAAGAGCTATTGTAATAATCCTTCTAAGACAGATGAAGAACAAGCTCGTGAAGCTGCAATAAATCAGCAGAAGGCGGCAGAAGCAAAGGCTCAGGAAGAGTTTCAGAGAAAGGCCTCTGAGGCTGTTGCTACCTCTCCTACTGATAGAATAGCAACTTACGACGAGACTCTTAAAAAACTATATGCTGTTCCTGATAGCGTTTTACAACTTCAGTATGATCCTGCGGCTCAGGAATATGTTTTCAGCGTCAAAATTGATAGCAGTCTCCAGGGGTCTACTGAGCTGAAGACTCTATCTGGTTTCAAGAATAGTCAGTCGTATGAGATACTATCTGTCATTAATGAATATGTTGGCTATCTGCTGATCCTCCTATTTCAAAGCTCAATTAATCAGCAAGAATATGATGATTACACCTCCCAAATTATCACAGATTATGAGGTTTGGTCAAATAGATTGTGATAACTCCATTAATTTTAATGGAATAATAATCTTCTAATGGCTGACCCTTTATATGTCCTATGACGTCAGTCTCCCTACTGTATGTAATCATAAGATTTTCAAGGAGTTAGTCTCCATCGGGAGCGACTTAAGATCCTTGAGAATGGCGCAGCCTCTTGCCTCATCTGTTGATATACAGGTATACGCATCTGACGACCTTGTACCGAAGACTATGTATTCGGTCATTTATGACCCTAATACGTTGAATGTGAATCAGCCGAGGATGGTTTATCTCAATAAGAGATGGAAACAACCAAGGGATTTTTTCCAGATTAGCTACGTGACCCTAAGGAGTTTCTGCCCTAAGTGTGTGGGATTGGAAGTCTTAGATGATTACAGCTATAACATAAAGGGTCAGTTGGTATTGGCACGAGATGAGAAGCTTCTGCTTCAGAATCTTGAAAAATGGACGGTTACTGAGATTCTCAGTAATGTGTTCCATCAATTTGTAGGGACATCACTGGTATCTCTTCTAGGTGAAAAGATAGCTGATTTAGATTATCTGACTACTAAAATAACACAAGAAATCAGTAGTGCTCTTACTAAATTCTCCGACATGCAAGACCAGCATAGGCAGTCAGGAAGAGCTCTTACTAACGGTGAGATACTGGCATCGGTAGATAACATCGAAGTGCTGCCTGATGAGACTGATCCGACGATTTTAAGATGTACCGTCTCATGTACGGCAAAGTCGGGTAAGTCCATAGTGTACGAACAGTATTTGAAAACACCGGAGGCCTAGTCAGTGATACCAGCACCCGTTATACTTCTGCCTTCGGGTGGAGTAGATTATACGACCGATACAGAGGTCCAGACTATTTCAGGGACCACCTCTGCTGACACGGCCCAGATAAAGGTGAACGGGTCTGTATCTGGAGTATCTTATACTTCCGGGGAGATTGCCTGGGCTTGGACTGGAACTCTTACAGTTGGCCAGAATATCTTACAGGTTACTGCTATCGATAAAACGACAGGTTTAGCGAGTAATCCCGCTATAATAGTCGTAACTCTTATAGATTCACAGGTATCTACTACTGTTTCTCAGCCCACCGGTATTAAACTAAAACAATACCAGGATAAAGTCGAGATACTCTGTTCAGGTAGTACTGAACAACAGGTTATTGGTTACAACTTCTATGTATCTACACAAAGTGGCGGCATAAATAGAACCTATGCAAAAATTAATACTGAGCTCGTGACTGAACCTAGCTCTCAAGAAGAAAACACAAGGCAGTTAAGCACAAGTGTTGATACCGTTGGAAATATAAGGACTACGACAACCATAGAGGAAGTTAATGTAACAGATTACTATTCTACTTTTTTTGATGAAACAGCGTATAACCGACTGGTGTCCGAGGGACTTATCGAGAATGTCCCTTTTACCGAAGACAACAGTTTCTTTTTCGTAGCTACTGCCATTGTATATGATTCGGTATTGGGGGTTCAGACCGAGAGCTCGTATTCCGCAGAGCTTGAGGGGTCGCCTATTACCATCACAACGGGAATAAGGGACCTTCCTTCCAGAACTCAAACTGACATCATTCTGACCTATTCAAGGGAAATCCTTACCGGGAATGCTGGGGCAGACACCAAGCCCGGAACGGCGTTGAGGGACATACTAGACCCAATATCCGAAGAACAAGCGAGGGTCTACGTTATCCAGGATTTCATGTCTCGGTCTCTTGGTGTTACCTCCCTGCTCGATTTTGATGACGCCGACGGAGATGGTATCAGTGACCCTGTTACATCTTCTACACAGAAGAGGGCCCTTCAAGTAGCTCTGAATATTAGTGACCCTAACGATGTACAGACCCTTATTGATGAACAGTTCGATAAACTTGGATCTAACGTAAACATAGTCAGGAGAGATGCAGAGAGGGCTACGGGTCAGGTTACGTTCTATGTTGAGACTCCTCCTATCCGGGATATGTACGTTTATGAAGGATGTATTGTCTCTACTATAGGTGACCTGGATTCTGGAATCCCGGCACAGTCATATAGAACAACAACATCCAGGATCCTTGAGTTTTCTAATCGGGATATCTACTATAACGCAGCTCTTCAAAGATATGAGTTGATACTAGATGTAGAATCTGAAGATGCGGGTGAAAGTGGTAATACTGATTCTCAAACTATTAGGACCATAGTAAGCGGTGCAGACTCAGATTTTTCTGTTGAAAACGGTAATCCGATCAGTTTTGGGTCAGATGAAGAATCCAACCATGACATGGCCAGCAGAATACAGCTGGCGTTTTTCACCGATACTGGTACCGAAGGCGGCTATGCGAAAACGTCTATAGGCGTATCTGGCGTCAGAAATGTCAGAATAGAGAAGGCTGGTGATCCTTTAATGAGGCGGGATTGGGACCCCCTTCGTCTGACTCATGTTGGTGGAAAAGTGGATGTATATGTTGAGGGAAGCAGGAGTAAACAGATTACCGACCAGATAGCTTTTTCTTTTGAGAGCGTTCAGGCCAATGGCGGCACACAGCAGGATGAGAGATTTACGGTCATAAACGCAGTATCATTCCAATTTCAGACCCAGAATACCAGAGTGACAGCGCATACGCCAATTTTCGAGGTATCAAAGGTTCATAATGCTACCCGGTTGGCGGATTATGACCTCACGAATCTGCAGATAATTGGTGACGGAAAGGTTATAGACCTTGATGAAACCAGACCCGTGAATGTTTCAATAGGTTTGGCCACCAATGATATTATTACAGTCGATTATAAATACAGGAGCTCAGATGTATTCATACTGAGTAATCAGCCCGTTCTGGAGATCGTATCCGTAACAGGTCAGCTTTCTGGTCCTCTGACAACCGATAACTATGAATTGGTCAGGTTACAGGATCCTCTTGAAGATGGGAACTCTACTATAGCTCAGGATGGGATAAGGATTAAGTTCGCTAATAATCTACCCTTAACCGAGTTCCAGGAAATAACTGACGAGTCCCACGTTATGATAATAGGGACTGATGAACCCCTCGCATATTATGGGGTAGATACGACTTCGATAGTCATAAAGAATAGTACCAAGACAGTCACATTTATAGAGAATGTCGATTATCAGGTCATTGCCGGAACCGATACATCGGCTACAAATATTAGGTTAATCGAGAGCGGTAGTATACTGAATGGTCAGACCGTACTTATTAGCTATACGGCCATAGAGAACTTCGCTGTGGTTTATACAACCAATTATCTGCTCTCAACGGTTCAAGAACAAGTAGATAAGATGAAGCATGCCTGTGCTGATACTATTGTGAAACAGGCTATCGAGAATGATGTAGACTTCGTGATAACGGTCGTTCCTAAATCAGGGGTGACGAATTATAACCTTCTTACTTCTAAAATCCGAACGGCAGTCTCTAATTTTGTCACTCAGCTAGGAATAGGCGTGTCCCTTACGCAGAGTGATATAGACCATGTGATAAAGGGAATAGATGATGTTGATTATGTGGTTCTTCCGTTCTTGAGAATGACCAAGGCAGATGGGTCGATGATAATACGGGATGATGTAGGAAAAACACAGTTCGATATCTATAATGAAGGATCAAGTACGGCATATATATCTACTGTTTCCGTCCTTAGCTATAAGACCGTTGATAAGGGCGGTCCTGAGAACATGTTTAGGGGAGTATTCGAAGATAATCTTCCTCTGGTCCTTCAGGATGATCCCCTTGAAGTATCAGACGGGCCCGGACGTGCTTATATACAGTCAGATGGTAAAATCATAGTGAGTACCAAAGACGGTGATATACCGGAGAAAAAGGAATACTCAGTAGCATACTACGTGTATGGAGAGACCGGATCCAACGACATCAACGTTAATTCCATAGAGTATCTCAATGTCGGGTCCTTCTCGATAAGCTATGATACTCCGAGAGACCTTAGCAGACAAGCATTCTAAGGAGTGATAGATGTCTCATGATAATTTGGGACCTGATGTCTCCTACGTTTATGAGGACCAGGGCTACAACTATGATACGGTGGTCTTCCAGAAGGGCAAGCCCCCTCTTGATTCCGAGCTGAATCTTGTTCAACAGCTTCAAGGAATCATCAATAGGAGACAGGCATCATTTCTTCCCTCCGGGTGGATATCAATGTATCCTATCCACACGGATAGGTCCTTGGCCAATAAATTCTATACCCAGAGTACAACTAACCCAAAGCCTGAAATAGCCAACGTTAATGGGATGGTGGTTCATGTTACCAATACCGGTACGACTGCCACTAATCTTAATCTTATCGATCTCAAAACTCCTCCATCGAGCGGTAATATTCTTAATGGGGTGTTCCTTGAAGTTTGGAGAGCTCTTCTTGATCCTGATACGAGTACAAACAAACCTGATCCGGCCACGGTGATTGATTCGCTCTATGACATCTACATGTACAGTGACTCAATAGGGTGGGTTTGTGGTCAGAACGGGCTCGTTTTAAAAACGGAGAATGCTGGTCAGGTATGGTCAACGCAGCTCATCGATACTACTAAAGTACTTAAAGGCATATACTTTATTACTGCATCCATAGGGTGGGTTGTCGGGGAGGATGGTTTCATTGCACGGTCCTCTTCTGGAGGTCAGAAATGGACCACTCTTACAAGTGTTGTGTCTGAAGATCTTAATTCAATATGCGCCTACAGCCAGCTTCTGGCATGGGCCGTTGGTAATGCCGGTACTATCGTAAAAACCAGCAACGGCGTATCATGGGTAGAGAAGACTAGCGGGGTTACTGCTAATCTCAATAAGGTCTTTTTTTATGATAATCAGGTTGGGTGGGCTGTTGGAGACTCAGGGACAATTATAAGGACCACTGATGGTGGTGACCATTGGGTTGCACAGGTTAGTAATACGACCCAGAATCTCAATGGCATCCATATGTATGACCTCAGTTATGGGTTTGCTGTTGGAGATAATGGAACTATTCTGAGGACCTCAGATGGTGGCGCTTCATGGGTGTCACAGTCCGGTAATGTATACATAAATTCGACTTATACTTCCATTACTGATAATCTCAGATCCGTCTCAATGGCTCCTACTCTTGATGCCCATGTATTAAATGAGGAAGTCAGCTCACAGCTTGATGGAACTAATAAGAATTTCACGGTTGCGAATACCCCTATAACTGTTGGAGACGGAAGGGGAACTGTTACCAATGACCCGAGTATGGTAACGGTTACGGTAAATAATGTCCAGGTGGCTGTTGATAGCATTAATGGTACAACGGGAGCGGTGGTACTTGCATTAGCTCCGAAGGTAAATGATACGGTTAAAATTTCATACTGGTATAAGAGAGACTGCGCCGTCTTCAATGGAAAAGCATGGGCGGTTGGTGATTCAGGCCGAGTACTTTATACCGATGATATAGGGGCTAAATGGGTTCCTCAGGACCCACAAACAGCATATGACATATATGGCATTTCTTTCTTCGACCAGTATAAAGGTTGGCTTGTTGGTGCTAATTCAGTAATACGGAACACCGAAGATAGTGGTATCACATGGGAGGAACAGCAAACTGAAACCTTCATCCGTCAGGTTCAAAGGGTTTTTTACGAGGGGAATGTCGAGAGTGATGTATTCCTAGAAGATAATTCTATACATCCTGATGCTCGTATTGAGACCACAAAAAGGGTACAGGTTCAGTACAGAATTAGAGTAATAAGCGGGGCAGATCCCAATTTTAATCCTGAGGCGGGATTATCCTCAACGGTATATGGTTTGGGCCCGAATACGACGGCAAAATTCTCCTACGAGAATATGGGTCCGATAAATGGTGACTACGGACTCTGGAGAGCTAAATGCGAAAATACTGTTGATGGGTACTGTTATGCTATACCCATGTTTTTTGTAGCCAGAAGAAATTCAGGGATCTATAACGCCTCAACTAATCCTAATGGCTCTAACCAAAGGAACACTTCTTTTATCAGGCCCGACCTTCTCACTGCTACAGAGGTCGTCGATTCGGATATCCTCGATGTTAGAAGAATAATAACTATTCCTTCTACAAAAGAGCTCCTGAGTTCAACCTTCGACAAGATGTCGAAAAATGAACTCAAAACGGTTATGGGACGCCTATCTGATGGTGGCGACCGGTATGGAACCGAATTGCTGCATATAGACAGAGTTTCGGGTTCTGGTTCTGAGGGTGGTACTGAGTTAAATACGGACCTCACGGGGGCCGTTTCAGGTCTTATTACTTCCGAGGCATCTTTCAATACATCGTCAATATCTCTTTCAACGAGTCCGGTACCTACTCAGCAGTCTTTAGGTCCTGTTACAGGTATTTTCTCTACCAATCCCGTCCATTATTCTGCCACTTATGTAAGTGGGGATGCCTCATATAGTGGGAAACCTGTTCCGGGATACTGGGAAGGTCTTGGAACAGATACGGTTACATTTGTTTTTGATAGTGATGTGAAAACGGATTCACCGGTAAACGGATATCTGTTATCTGGAAAATATGTGGCGGGGAGTTCGGTGTCTCTGAGTTACATACCGTCTTCACCGAAACTGGTAAAAAATGTGAGTGGGTCAGGGTCTGCTCCCTATTACTATCAGGGTGTCCTGAGCTCAGAGACATCGAGAGTCATAGAGTCCTGGGCCTCTGAAGTTTCAGGGTATAACAACTATGCTTTGGTGTATCCAGCAAAAGCTTATACTGATACAGCTCAGCAGTCGAGAGCGTCTAATGTAGAGCTTCATTATTTCATGAAAATAACAAGCTCTGATTTGGATGGGACTGCTCTTGTTCTAAGCCCTGAAATAGGCCCCTATACTGATGACACCAAATACAATATCCTAACTGTGTCTAAGATTAATAATGTTATTTCATCGTTCTCATACAAAATAAGCTCAGTATCGTTTACGACATCCGGCTCTGATGTGACAGGTATAAAGATAACACCGGCTACCGGGTTCTCTTTCCTTGAGGGCCAGTCTATAGAAATAATTACTTATGTAACCAAGGATATAGTTATAAACGTCAGAAACGGAGCATCGGTAAATTTTGTTGCCTCCACAAAGGGCATAAATACTTTCTGCAGTTCTATCTTTAAAGATGATACTACTGTTTCTACTACATCAGCACAAATAAACATGCCTAACAAGGTTATTCTTGGAATTTCGAGTGTTGAAACAACGCAGTCCTTGAATAGTCCTGTTTGCTGGATAGGGTCAGATATAAGTAACGCCGTAATGACCCAATGTACCGTAACTGGTTTTGGTACTGATACCATCACGGTTACTTATCCGGCGACATCACCCGGAACAGTCTGGATACAGGTTCTTGTTCAAGACCTTATCCTACCCTATCCGATCGATTCAAATAATGATGCTCTTCTGATAGCATATAATTTCCTTCCCTATCAAACTGTCCAATCTCTTCCTACGACTGTTACCCTCACAACTGTTGATGGTGGGGACAGGATATACGTATCGAACAATGGCTCTACAGGTGGGGTGGCTGGTCAACCCTACACGACACCAATAGAGCAGATTCCTATCAATGATATTTTGTTGGAAGAAAATCTTCTATATAACAATGAGTCCCTACGCTTTAATAACCTCTCGGTGGATACGGGCATGGTCTCTCTCCCCGTGTATGTGCCCGGAAGTTTTGGAGAATCTTTTACTCTTTCGGCTCCCTCAGTAGATAGCCTAGGAAGAACATTCTATAGCATCTGTTCAAGGGAATTCGAGTTCTCTACTGAGGGCATGGGGCTGTCTGTTCCTAGGAAAGTTTATATGCCCGTCCTTGCCAGAGTCTGTGATGAGAACAATAACATCTTCAAAAACGGCGAATATCTAATGGTTATTTTCTCACGTACATATATCACTGAAAAGAATAATTCCGTAGGGTATCAAGTGGGCTCGACCGATGCCCTAGCGGTGTATCGTATTCAGAATAAACCCTTAAGCAGGATTACACTATGCTGACCACATCAGATCATATACAGTTTCAGCTTGAAGTATCTGATTCTACTGTATCCATCATGCCTGGTCTGGCGCGGTTGGGTAATACGCTTATACCGTATAATGGCGGTCAGATACAGTTCTCCCAGATGACTGATTTTTCTGGAGACTCCAGCAAATATCAGTACTCTATGTTGTTTCTGCAGAATTTCAATGGAGCTGCTGATGCAACCGCCGTAACATCAGCTACGGCAAGTTCGGTAAGAGAGCTTGATTATCCGACGTTTCCAACTGATTCAACAAATCCTTACTCTCCCGTGCATGAACTAGGATTGTTCACGTTCTATACGCCAGACGCAACTGGAATAAACCTGATCTCAATGAGCCCTTCTAAATAGGAGAGCCCGTGGCTATAGGACCCTATATTCCTGATCCGGAAGAACTGGGCAGAAAGCGCTTTCCGGACAATCAGTCTTACAGGGCAGACCTCTATGGTCGGGCTTCTGAGATCCTAACCGCGCTTATAGGTCTCCTTCCAAGTAACTATCCGAAAGATACCAATACTAATGTATCCATACTTTTTAATGTCCTTGCCCGTGAATTTGCAAGGATGCATTATAGCAATGATGCAATAAATAATGATAAGGTTTATACCCAGACTCGTATAGAATATCTCCAGCAGATACTTGGTGACCGTCTATTTCTTAAAGAACAGATCGCACCACAAAACTACAATGATGAGTCTTTCAGGGATTATCTGATATCTCTGAAAGACGCCTATCTCATTGGAAGTAAAAAAGATAATATCGAAAGCACTGCTGAAAAGTTCACGGGTATTGATATAAATATACGTGAGCTTTATCTTGAGGCACGAAAGCCTAATAGTGCTTATTCAGTGATAGATACTAATAAAATGGTCGTTGACGTTTTTGTCGACGACCTCCTTAATTCAGGTAAGAATATCAATGATATCCTTACTAATCTTGATTTCTTTATAAATCTAATCAGGCCTGCTCACGTCCTTTATGATACCAGGCTTATTTGGACCGAGCAGATAGATGTTAATAAAATACACGACCTCATTTATGGTGATACTGGTGGTGGATGTGTACCTGTATACGATTACAGCCCTTTAGGTGAACCAACATATCTGGCAAGACAAATATCAGTACTTACTACTTCACAGGGGGCCACGGGGAGGATTGATTCTCTCCATAATGACTATCTGACCCTGTTTCTCACTGATGGGACGAGGGTCATTACAGAGCCAGGTGTAAATGGGACTGTAATATTTAATTCCCTCGGAAAAAGAATAAGGTTCGATCAACTCAGGATTGGTCAGTGGGTTAGGATATCCTGGATTCAGATTCCTGGCGATTTTCAGTTCTGGTATATGCCTCCTGGGGTCCTGCCTTCATCGGTTTCCAGGTTCTATCTCGATACTATAAGGAAACCGGCCTTCCAGGAGTTCGTGAAGAAGGTGATGGACCCGAATGGGCGATTCCCCCTTCAAATAAAAACTACCCCTACTACCATCTGTGATAGATGGGTGCAGGACCTTTTACAGCCTTATTATGAGGACCTTCGTAAGGATTGTGATGCTACCAGCGAAAAGACTACATCTACTTCCTTCCAAATAGGTCAGAGATTAGATTCACCTAGGTTAAGCCTTCCATGGGGAAGAGATGAAGTCTTTGACTCCTTCTGGTACGGGGATAGTTATGTATTAACTCTGCCGCATGCTCCCCTTACGGATAGTTCTGGTAATCCTGCAACAATCTCTGATGTACTCGTTAATTTTGACGGTACCTCTCTTAGTGACTCCGTTATTTCTGTAGATGCTAGTAATGCTAACGTTACTCTGACTGATAGCACAACATACTGGGACTCAACAGTAGGTCATTCTCCCGCTATCTGTGATGAAATTGGATTCGATTATAACTATTTATCCGATGGTACGGTCTATAGCTCTTCAACAGATTTGCTCTTCGGATTAGCCCATTGGCAGATGTCCCATACGCCTTTGGTCACGGGTGATGGGTCCGGAACTCTCGCAGGAACATCTGATGTAAGCATCTATGTCGATGGTACTCAGGTCATAGATGCGGTAAGGTCAATAAGGCCCCTCTTTGGTCATATAACCCTTTATGACACTACTCAATTCTGGGTAGATTCCGAACTGGGTAGAGTTCCTGCCATAGGTGATAGTCTCGAATTTGGTTATTATGCCGGTTTGAACTATCAGTATCCTGCACTTCTCGATGATATTGAAAGGTATCTTGATTACGAGAATTTCCTACTTGATGATGCCCTAAATGATTCCTCAGGTACAGCGTCCATACCAAGAGCTAATCCGGTTGAGATAGGATATCGGTTCAGGACATATCTCCTGCATCATACGTCCGTTCTGAACTCTCCCGATACTCTCAGGCTCAATAATTATCAGAAGCCTGCTACAAGGGCTTCTATAGCGAATCAACAGGATTCTCTTAATCATCTTAATCTTTTCTTCAGCCCAGAGTTTCTGTACGATACTAGTTCTAACATCGTTCTGGATGACCAATACCTGGATAATGGCCTGGATCCTGTCCTGAAGCTAAGAGAAGGTACGCCTCCATTCCAGAAGACTTTCGCGTATCAACCGGGACTCGTATATCAGAGAAAACTTCAGGATATCAGGCAGCATCGTCATCCTCTTCTCTATTCGGACCTGCTTCTGAAGGAATTCAGGGATAATGGAGAGAGTGTCCATTTAAGTTCCCTATGTGATTCAGCGACACCGATTTTCCAGTTTAGATATCAGGAAGATATTCCCAAGCTCAAAGAATGCGACCCGTGGCTAGTTACAGATACTGTTAAATATGATGAGGTAACCGCATCCATTCCAGGTTCATTAATTGGATCGCCTAATCTTAGAGTGCCCTCAAAGAAGCTCAGGGATAATTTCATCCTAAGAGAAACAGAGAGTACTGGTCTGGCTCTCATTTCCTATGAGGCTGCATCTGAACTTGAGACGGATACTCCGACATATTATCTGCCAGCTACTATGAAAATGTCCTCAGACCAGGGGATAATTGATTTTCCGACTCTTCCGCTCATGAAAAATGAGACCACCTATGCAGATGCCGGTGATGTGGTGGTAAAAATAGGCGGTACGGTCTTAGAGGGCATTATTTCATCGATTGATCCCGTAAATGGTGTCATTCAGTTGAACATGCCATCTTATCTGGTTTTTGAGCATATAATACTGACTCAGGAGCAGGCTGATAACGGGGGTGTTTTCCTCTCAAATTACCTGAGAAGGAAAACAAATGTAGTTCTTAATATTGTGAATGGAACCTCTCAGCAGGATGGTTATGATTTCTATGTGTATGGAAACGAATTAATCTGGAGAGGTAGTAGTCTAAACGGACTTCTTAATGCCGGGGATGAGATAGAGCTCATATATGAGATTAGTCCCCCTGTAACTTTTAGTTATAAAGTCATTAATACCACCACAATAGAACTGATAGACCCTTATTATTCAAGAATATTGGACGATGACTATGTCTTTGCATCTGCTTGTCCGGACCCAATTAAGATTAGAATCGATGCTCAGTATAATGAGTACGTGAATAATCTTGATGATTATGGGTTGGGAACAAAGATAGTCTATTTCAATAAGACGACTTATCAGATTGAGGAGCATATATTCTCTGGCCCTGTTTTCGAGACTTATGAAGCATCTCAAGATGAATTGAGTTCACCTGATACGTTCCCTAATGCTCTGGTAAAGGTTCTAAACTCTTCTCATTCTAAGGACCCTCTGAAGTACATGGTAGATTACTCATTCATGAATGATGAAGTAGTTCGTTACCGGAAAAAGACATTTAAGGAGTTGCTCCCGGATAGGAGTTACCGTGTCCTAAAGGTCACGGAAATGATGCCTTTATAGTGCGTAAGTCGTTGATTCATAAGCATCGATAATCTCTTAATACAAATGACATTTAAGGGTATTGTACTTATTCAATATGGAGCTTTTTTATGATCTTCATTGAGAATCTGAAGAGGGCCTATGAAGGCTTTATGGGTGGATACCGCGCAAAGTATGAGGAGAAGACCCGGCCCCTTCATGGTCAGTACTGGATTATTCTGAGAGACTCGGCAACGGGTGAGATTATTGAAGAGCGCCATAATCACAACCTGATCGTAAATACTGCTTCCATTCTTATTGCCCGACTCCTCAAGGATAATCATGAGCCTGATGCAGGAATCTCATATTTGGCTGTTGGGACTGGTGCATCTGGATGGAACCTACAGAACCCTCCACAGCCCGTAGCTACTCAGACTGAGCTCAATAATGAAATTGCCCGTAAGGCTTATACAACGAATGATGTAAGTTTCATTGACCCCGATACGGGTGACCCAACGACTGTACCCACAAACGTGGTAGATTTTACGGCTACGTTCGCTGAAACCGAGGCGGTAGGACCCCTGGTTGAGATGGGTATGTTCGGGGGAGACGCTACGGATCTTGCTGATAGTGGGACCATGGTTAATTTCAGGACTTTTCCTGTTATTAACAAGACTAATTCCATGACTATGAGTATAATATTTAGAATTACAGCTTAATGGTTCACGATTCATGGATTGGATTTAATAGGCGACTCAATGCTTTTTCTAATAGGGTAAAAGCCGCTAATGAGTTGATGGGGGTTTGGAGGAAGTCTAATCACTCATATGGACCCTTTGAGATGTTTCCGGAAGAACCGGAAGAGTTTGAAAAAGCGTCAAAAGATGTTGGAGACTGGTGTTTCAATATGGCTACCTTTCTTAAATACAATCAGGAAATTTATAAAGAGGTAGCTGATGACATATATAATAGAATCTGTTCAGTAGGTAAAAATTATATAGATGTATTGAAAAAGAGGATTTTCTTAGAGAAATTGTGATGGTCCACTATCACAATGATCCTCACAGAAAATCCTCGTTGCGTAATCTCGATAAGAGATTATGGAAAGAGTTGCGTAGTTATCTATCCGAGTCGGGATTTGATGTAAAAACGTGGGGTAAAAACGATTTTTTAAACAATCATTCTGTGCTGATATCTCTAGGAAATGAAATATTTACTCTGTCGATTCGTGGCACATCCGTTTCAGATCTCGAATTTAAGGGGTCGGGTAATACCGTAATAGTTTCTGATGCAGAGAGTGTTGATGTTTTTATTGTCCACATAAGTAAATATATAGATAGATTAAGAGAGAAACATGACGAGCGTGTCAAAGGAATATCCGAAGAATGATATAAAAATGGCCGGGATGTTTGCTAAAAAAGGTAAGCTCCTCGCTGATTTTAAGGTAGGTAAGAACTCTTTGTCGGTCACGAAAGAGGGAAGATATCTATTTGCTTCTCTCAATGGAATAATTTTGGCCGGTCCAATGACCAATAAGGAATACATCAGGGCAGTGCCAGTAATAAGTCATATTCTAGGGAATCTGACCAAGAAGAACAAAGGGGTTAATGCTCATCTAGCTTCAGATAGTGCCGTAGATGAAATTCTTAAGGTTATCAGGGATAACCATAAAGATGTCGAAATATTGATGCTGGAATTGAAGCCCGACGAGCAGACTGAGAACACTCCTAGAGAGGTAAACGGGTCTAAGAAGTCTGAATTCATGACGACCCTTAGCGATTATGATAAATTGATGAGGTCGTTTTCAGCTAATACGGACGAAGTTTGTTCGCTGTCGAGTAGCCTCTTGAGAACTGTGTTTCCTGATACCATGTGTGGAAGTAAGACTATAAAGTCTATACTATCATCAATAATAGCGGACCTAGACCGGTCAGCTGATACGATCGAAGATATGGAGGGGTCTTTAGAGCGGGTCCCTCAGAAGGTCAGACATATTGCAAAGATCATTAAGGACCCTAAGATATTTCCTGAGGAAGTAGCTTCCTCTGTTCCTACTGAATTCATTAAAGACTATAATAAAATTAAAACAGCACTATCTGACCTTTCTGTTAAACTTTACCCACTTTATGATATAGACAGGATGTTCAGGAAGTGTACGGGTTTCCCAACAACGTGGTTTTTTAATTCGAGCGTTTTTTACGATTTTACCTATGCTTACGAGACACTGATAAAAAATTTGATGCTCTGTTCGCGCATTGAGCCGCACGTTATTGAGCCGCTGATTGTGTGGAAAGTGAGAACAATAGGAGATCCGAAATGTCAGATTATCTAGGTCCCAACCAGACCAGAGTTCTGGACCCGACAAACCGTGGTTTTGAGCAGGTGGTTTATCAGAAGAGAAAACCGCCCCTCTCCTCAGAGCTCAATCTAACCGGGATGGTCTCTGCTGAGAACGACCGATTGATGAGTCGTTTCTTGAATCCGAGCGGCTGGTCTCTTGTCGGCTCGATAAAGGGGGGCGTAACAGAGTCTCAATGCCGGGCTGGCGATACACTCTCTTCATCAGGGTATGTTCATAATACATTCAAGCTCATAGCCCTCGATAAGGGTGTCGAGACACAGGCCCTTGTGGCATGGGTTAACGGCTGGAGAATTCTAGTTCAGGGGACAAATTCAACAGATGAGAATAACGTTATTATTCTCGATGAACCTCCTACTATCGGTTCAAGAATAGATTTCGTATTCCTTGAGGTATGGAAAAAGGTACTAGAGCCCTCAGATACCGTATATAAGTACGGCAATATTCTCTATGGTGGTATCAATCCGTCCAATGACCTTATCGACCCAGCTATCAATATTGAGACCTCTTTAAGAGTACAGATACAGTATAGGATTCGAGTCGCTTATACGGACCTGGAAACTTACCCCGACGGCTTTGATCCGAATAGGGTTTTTGTTCAAGGGCCCCTCAGCTCTCCTCTCAGTACCTGCGTCCAGGCTTATTTCTCTCCAGTTCCTGGAGATATTGGTCTGTGGAGAGCCGGTTCCGGTGATGCAGCTGCTCAGGAAACCTTGGGGACGGCAGATGGATATACCTATGCCATACCTATGTTTGCTATTCATCGTCGTAATACGGGCATTTATAATCCTGAAACCCGTTCTAACGGATCCGCAAAGACCCTGGCGAATTATTTGGAAGGATACGCTTCAGATAGGCCTGATAATCTCTATAATGACTGGATTGTGGCCAGTGACATTCTGGATCTTCGTCGTAGGGTATCCGTTCAGGATAACTATAAGGAGCTGTGTGAGGATGGGTTTAAAAAGCTCATCAGCGGTAAGCTTCAGACAAAAATGGGTAAGTCTACCCTTGGTGAGGACCATTATGGAAAGGTCCTTGTTCAAGCGGATGCAGTGAGCAACGTAGATAAAGTCGGGTCAACTAAGATTGCTGAGGGTGATGGAGTCCGCAGAATATTCTCCAATGCAGAAATCACACAGCCCGACTCTCTTATAGCTAAAACAGTCAATGACAAGATTACGGGAACTCCTGGAGCAGCCTGGGCTGCTACGAATCAGTTCGAGATAGATTTACCCTCCGACTCTTACCCTGAAGGTTCTCAGGTAACGTCTGTTGATGCTATATATACCTCAAGTCATGGGAGCCTGACCGGTAATATTTCTTATACTGCACTACCCGCAGATGACGTCATATTTACAATAAACTCAGGAACAATTATTGGAACATCGTTGCCCATTACTGTTGAGTATACGATTAGTATGCCTGCAGGGCCAAACGGGCTGACTCATGTTCCGAATAGGATTCTAGAGTTCAGAAAAGAGGACTCTACAACTCCTATAGCTTCTGTGGATAGTGACATCCGTGTAAGAACGGCTGCCCCCGTTATTATTGGTGATACAACTCATTTCAATACGCTCTCGAACAGAGGAGCAAGATTTGATGAGCTGTATGATTTTGGCCATAGGATGACTTATCATGTACCGGGGTCAGGGTCTACTAACTATATCATTCCTCGGTCCATTGAGGACTATAGTGTGCTCGGGATAGCTGACGCCAAGATAGACTCAACAACAAGGAGTCTTGGTACTATTACCAGAACTGCGAGTCAGTATAACGTGGCCCTTGATACGACAGCTTCCTCAAGTCAGCATGTTGAATTCGATTTGTATCTCGGAACTAAGTTCTTTGAAACAAATAAACAGGGCAGAGCAATTACTGAAACTTACGAGATGATTGAGCTGACACCCCGTGAGCCCGCTGGTAGTGGCCGTACTGTGTTTAAAGTTGATACCACGGGGCGATTCATTGCAATAGCGAGCTACAGTAATGAGAATGGTACATGCTACGCTTATAATGGGTCAGCAAGAGAACCCCTCGTTACCAATAATCTTAAACTTTCTGATGCATCACATAAAACAGAGCTCGTCATAGAGTTCTCATCAGCGCCATCAGCAGGGAATGCCATATCAGTCCCTGTATTAAGAAAAAGCGCTATAAGTGATTCTGAAGGATATACCTGCTTCTATGAGACTACGCCCTATCAGGGCTGGCTCGATTCTACAGTTACCGGTCGTATAGAGGCCATAGGACCGGCTCTGGTAACCACGTCTGGTAGCGGTACTATCACCGATTATACCTATGCTCAGGGTCTGGCTCTTTTCGACGAGGATACCACTTCAGTCCTTGGTCAAAACACTGAGTGGGCTTCTAATGTTAAGAGTGGGTATCTGATTAAGCTTAATTCGGATTCTGAGACTGAATATGTTATCAGTGAAGTATATGATGATAGTACCCTGTTTCTCTCGCAAAAACCTAAAGATTCCACTGTTTATGCAGCTTATACTATCGTTGCTAAGGACCAGCCGTTCTTCTCACCCGCTAATATTCTGGATAGGCTTCCGGCACTCAACAGCGCCGCTGATGCCAGTGGGATGAATGAAGAAATATCTACGGCTGTTACCGACAAGTATCCTGTTCTGGAGACCCGCATCGTGAATAGAGTCCAGGATATTTCTGATACGACGGCGAATACGGTTATCCTTGGACAGAATGTTGCAGACCGGGGTCGGTCTACTATTCATATTCCTGATGCACCTCTGGGTCGCGGTAACCTCGGCCTGAAATATGAGAAGCTTGACTCCTCTGGCCAGTATCAGAAGACGTTCCAATCGTATATTCTGGATAAGGACAATGATGGACGCCTGTATCTGATGGTTGCCGGTAGCGAGGTGGATAACACCTCTCTCCACAATTATTTTGATCACAGGTCTAATAACGATGTTGTAGATATTTTCGAGCTCCCTGGAATTCCTATAACTATGAGGAGACTGTCCTAGTGGCTGAGAAATACGATCCCGTTAAGGTATCCATATCTTTCTGGGCCAATCCTGACCATAAGACACTGAATACCGAGGAGTTAGGTCAGGGTAATTTTCAGTGGGTAGAGTATGGTATCCTCTTCAAAAAAAAGGGGGAAGAAGAGTATTACGCCTATAATGCCCACTTGAGCTCTGATGGCTTGATACAGGAACCCGAGATGGTGGTGGTATCAGATTCTGAGGGGGTTCTGTACAAGGATAAAGACATCGATATTATACCTGAGGACGTCCACAGGTTCCTCCCAAAACTGTTTAAGACCGGTGACCGTCCTGACCTTACACCTGGCCACAAGGCACCCACAATCTATCGGAACACCTATAAATCTGACCTAGGGAACACATATTCCAGTGAGAAGTTCAAGCAGATATTCGATAAAGATTTCTATGTCGTGGTCTCGAAAAAGGGCCAGATGAAAAATCCTTTTGGAAAGATGGTCGGAAAAAAAGGTGTTCCCGCTGAAGAGACTGAAAAACAGGGTCGAACGATGTACGCCTCTATAGCAGGGGAACCCCTTCCGGATACACGATGCCCTGTCTGTGGCTGTGATAAATCGAAGATAGCCTCAAAGTGGTCGAGTGTTTATTATGGTATGATATGCTCTAACGGGCATCAATGGGCTATGGATGATAGTGTTTTCCGCTACCGACAGATAGTCCGTATGGCTAAGGAACGAAGCCTCTCTGAGCCCTTTTCTGGTGGTTTCGATATAATGAAGAAGTTTCAGGAATCTCAGACGGGCCATAAATCAGACACGGGATACAGCGGCGGTTTTAATATTCTCCAAAGATGGCAAAAAGGTCAGCCCTCCTCCGAATCTGACGGTTTTGATGCCATGCAGGTGAGGTTTAAGCCCCATTTCAAGGGCTAAATCTTTTGATTCCCGCCATATACGCAGCCTTCTTTAAGTCTGCGCCTCAATTCGCTATCATTTCATAAGGAGCTATGTGCATGCCACAGAAATTTGTGGAAATACCCTCGATTTATCCAAAACTTTTAGAGTTAAGGAAATCGACTACAGCGGCTTTCAAACCTAATAAGTATCTCAAAGAGAGCACCGTATTGCGGTATTATCAGGTTGTTGGTGCTCTTCATATGATGCTGCTGCAGAGAATGGTTCTGGGAGATGGGACCGGCCTTGGAAAAACCGTTGAGACTATCGCAGCTTATACATGGAGTCTTATAAATAACCCTAACCTTAAACTGCTCGTAGTATGCCCAAAGAGTGCCATGTACCAATGGGCTGAGGAGTTTGATAAATTCACTACCGGTATCGATGTGAGAGTCATCACTAACGAATATCAGGGCTTTACCGGAATACAAGCACGGAAAATGCAATACAGCGGTTTCAAAGAACACGTAATGGTCATAAACTATGCCCCCCTGATAGAGGAGTATGAGTTTATTAGGCAGGCCTTGAGCCCCAACTATATGGTCATCTATGATGAGTGCCAGACCTTTAAGAATAGAAAAACGAGGGTACATCTAGCGTGTACCTTAATTTCAGAGATGGCTGACCGGGTATATGGTCTATCAGCAACCATTATAAAAAACAGTCTTGAAGAGGTATACTGCATCTATTCCGTTGTAGTTCCTGGCCTCTTTGGTAACATAACAAGGTTCAGGAAAAATTACTGCAAACAAGAGCTCATGAAACTCCGCATTGGTGGTAAAGAGCGCAGGATACCTAAGACAGTCGGGTATAAAAACCTGCAGCAGTTTAAACAGGCCATAGATCCATATTTCCTAATCCGCCGAAAAGAGGAAGTCGCATCGGAGCTTCCAAAACTCATTTCTCGTAAGGTCATCCTTGAGATGGAACCGGATCAGAAGCGCCTATATAAAGAGGCTCTTTCCGGTATCATGTATGAGGAGAAGATAAAAAGAGAATACTATGAGATATCTGATAAGGTACGTAATGGGGCCAGTGATGAAAAGCTTCTGAAATTATATGAAGAGCGTAAGGATAAATACGAGAAATTCATGACAGAGGACGGCCGTAAGCGCGGTAAGCTTGCGGCTCTGACTTACTGTCAGATGATCAGCAATGGCCCCTCTTTAATAGGTCAGTCCGGTGAGTCGAGTAAGGAAAACGAGTTTATTCGTCTTATGACCGAGGAACTCGTTGAAGAGAAAGTAATTCTCTTCACTCGTTTTAAAACGGGTATACCTGCTCTTGAAATAGCCTGTGAGCGTAATCATATCAGTTACACGAAAATAACGGGTGACCTCAATGATTCGGAACGCCAGAGTGCCCGTCTTAAGTTCCAGAATGACCCCACGTGTAAGGTTATTTTCATTACCACCGCAGGTTCGGCTTCTTTGAATCTTCAATCGGCTGGCGTAATAATTTTTTATGACACACCCTGGAGCTACGGAGACCTTGTGCAGACTATAGGCCGGGCCCAGCGAATTGGTAGCCTTAAAGAGCACATTCTCGTTTTGCACATGATAAATAAGGGCACGATAGATGTGAGGGTCATTAATAAAGTTTCAGGAAAGAAAGAACTAAGTGATGAAGTTATTGGAGATACAGCTGAAGGAGCCTTGGACTTCACGGCTCAGGAGAGCGGGGTCATAGATGACCTGTTCACTCAGCTCATGGAAGACGCGGAGAATATAGAATGACCTGCCCTCTTTGTAATGGCCTGGGGGAGCGCCTTTATATAAGGACGCACAAGTATACGGGCCAAAGGGTCATTGTCAGTGAATACTGCCTGTGTAAGAAATCCGAGTTCATATCAAGGAGCTTCGACCTTCTACGACAATTAGGTGACCAGTATCTGCCCTTTGATAAAATTTATGATGGCCTGAAGTTCGACCCCGATAATCTAGAGCGAAGCCCAAACATACTTATAAGAGGGTCGGAAAGGGATTTTCTGTTAAACGTTAAATCCACTATTATGCTCTATAGGTATGAGTATCCTTCACTATCGTTTCATTGCTGTAGGGCCATAGATCTGCTCCAGAAGTTCTATGTGAAACAACCCGATGGGCATACACCTAATCTTTCAGAGACACAAAAATATGACCTATTGGTGTTCACACTGGATACCAAAGAGAAGAATGACGTTCTGAAGACGTGCATAGCTCAGGTGGTAAATATTCGTAAGAATTACAGGCCCACGTGGATTTACCTGCCTGAGGCAAACCTGTCCGAGTGCCGTTATGATTATTCCCCGGAGCTTGAAGACCTTATCTCAAAACATTACACACAGATAAATGTGGGTTATAAGAATTCCGGAGAAAAAGGCCCGAATAAGCAGCAGATGGATTCGGCTAATTTCGGGAGACCATAAATGAAACGCGTATTCAGGTCTATCATAAATGTTCGTAAGAGTGGAACGCCCACAATCGAGGCTTCCGAGTTAAAGAAGAATTATCGGTCTTTCCTGACCAGTAAAATAGAACCCGAAGATCCATCCCACATAAAAATCTATCAGTGGATAGAAGCCCACTACAGGGACTATGAAGAGATACCGTCAATAGAGCTCCTCTTTGAGAGGGCCCAGAAAAACGGTGATGAAAATGTAATGGCTTCTCTTAAAGAGATAGCCATAGAAACTCCTTATATAGGTTCTGACTATCAGGCAATAATAAAGGAGAAGTTCGAGGAGCAGAACCGCGATAAATTTCAATCACTTCTTACTAAGACGTGGCAGGTCGTCTCCTCCGGGTTAAAGGTCAAAAAGAAGACTATTCAGGGAATGACCTCAGCAATAGATTTCTTTCTATCTGAGTCCAGGAAATTCAGGTTCAGGGCATCTATGACAAAAACTGAGGCTGATATCCGGTCCACGGAAGTCGGCATGGAGGTCACAGAGGCTTATGATAAGGTTAAAAGGGACCCATCCACGACTAAGGGCCTATATACGTTCATAGATAAAATTGATGACTCAGTAAGAGGTTTCAAACCCGGTGACCTCGTGATGGTAGCGGGATTTGTTGGGCAGGGAAAAACGACTTTAAGCTCGAATCTGGCGTACAACGGGATTATGCAGGGGCTTAACGGTGTTTTTGTGGCCATGGAGATGAACTATGAGGACATGACCAATATCTTTTACTGTCTTCATACGTCTAATCCGATGTGGCTCTCTCACCCGAAGTTCAAGAATCTTGTTGGAAAGATCTCTTTCGAGAAGATCCTTTATGGGGAGCTTTCGGAAATAGAAGAGGAGTTTTTTAAGGCTGCTGCTCATGATTTCTGTAATAATCCTGATTATGGTCATCTCTACGTATGGCAGCCAGATGAAAAGCTGACTCCCTCTGCACTTGATACTAAGCTTGAAGAGTACAATTCTACCCTTCAGGATAGTCTCGGTCTTAATCTCGATTTCGTGGTGGTCGATTACATAGGCCTTATGGTAGCTGATAAGGATGATAAGTACGGGGATTTCAATGTAGATCTGAATAACATTATTAAGAGGCTTAAGAATACTGCCATGACATTCGATGGCGGTAGAAGACTTATTACCATTACACCGTTTCAGGTAAACCGTGATGGCTGGCGAGAGGCCGAAAAGAATGATGGCATCTACAAGCTGACCGCTCTTTCTAGTGCTAATGAGGCAGAGCGAACATCAGACCTTGTGTTTACCATTTATTTCAACGATGAGATGAAGCGGAACGGGACCGTGAAAATAGGATGCTTGAAACATCGTCGTGGCGGGGGCTTCCAGGCATTTGAGTCCCGTCTGGATTTTATTTCGAGGCACTGGCGTAATATCATTGAGAAGCCACAGGATGACGATAACCTGATCAGTGAAATACCCCTTGATGCATGAAAGACCCAAATAAGGTCAGAGAAGTAATAGAGGAAAAAATAGACCTGGCTAAGGTGATGCTGGATTATGGAGTCCAGTTCACGTTCGATCCATTGCTGGCTGATGAGGTTCAATATCGGTGCCCATTCCATGGAGCAGACAACAAACCGAGCTCCCGTTTCTATCGTGGCACTAACTCCTGCTATTGCTGGGTTTGTAAGAAGAGGTGGGATGTCACAGATTTCATCATGGATAAAGAAAAGCTCGGATATGTCAGAGCTATAAATTTTATCGTAAATAAATATAAAGTCGATGTCTCAAGCGTTCCTGATGGTCCTGATTTCACAATAAAAAAGCAGACCGTCGATTTTACTGAGATGGATCTTAAAATTATCAGAAACAAGATTTTGGACTTCAGGGGTAAACTCCCCCTCAATAAGTATGCTGCCTTGTGTACTGCCTACTACATGACTCTTTTTTCACATTCAAAGGGTGATGATGTGGGCAAGAATATCGATGCAATGAAAGCTAAGCTGTCGGAGATAGCTATATGAAAATAGTCGGGGCTACATTCTCGGAGTTTCTTGAGGATAGTGTAAAAGAGCTCACATCCAAGATGCCATGGATGAAGGACAGGGAGTTCCGGCTGATTTCATCTGTTGATGAACTTCGACAGTTTATTGATGAAGCGATAGAATTTGGGAAATGCGCCCTAGACTTAGAAACTACCGGCTTAAACACACGATCGAAGAGAGTGGGAGATAAGACAGAATCAGCTTCCAAGCTGGTTGGTTTCTGTCTCTCCTATAACCCTAAAGTAGGTATCTATGTCCCGGTAAAACATATAGAAGGAGCTGAGTATAATCTCCCTGAGGATGAGGTTTTTTCTGAGATAAAAAGGCTCTGCACTCATTGTGTTACTATCTATCATAATTCTAAATATGACCGGGCTATTCTGAAGAACTATGGCTTAGATATACGGGAATATGACCGGTTTGAGGATACCCTTATTCTAGCCAGATTATATGATGCAGGGAGTAAGGAGATAGGATTAAAAGTACTCTCTAATAAACTCTTGAACCAGCCCATGCTGGAGTTTGACGATGTCTCGAAGAATAAGCGCTTCGACCTAACGTCTCCGAAGATAAACTACATTTATGGTGGATCGGACGCTGTCTGTACCCTGGACCTCTATAACTTTTTTATGAGCCAGGATATTATTAAACAGCAGATGGCCATTTATAATCTTGAGAAGCGTGTCACGAGTGTTGTGATGGATATGGAGGCCAATCTCGTTAAGATAGATGTAGAATACCTTGAAAATTTAAAGATTGAAATAGAACAGAAAATCAAGTCCATAGAGGATGATATTTATGGTCTGGTCGGTACTAAGTTCAATCTCGGGAGTCCCCAGCAATTAGGTCGGATACTGTTTGATTTCTTGAAGTATCGCTATCCTGAAAAGGAGAGACTGGCCTCCGGTCAATACTCCACAGATAATGCTACCCTTGAAAAAATTCAGGATGAGTATCCAGTCATTAAGAAGATAGTCCAGTACAGGGGCCTTGAGAAATGCCTTTCTACGTATATAGTGAATCTTCTCAAGAATAAAGATGAAGACGGATGTATAAAACTCCAGTTCAATCAGTCGGGCACGGATACCGGCCGCTTTTCATCCCCAGGTGGTAAGGGAATAGATATAGACGGCTACTGTGGTATGAATATCCAGAGTCTCCCTAAAAACTATTCCCCAGATGACCCGAACCTCAGAAAGGCTCTAGTAGCTCGCCCTGGTTATACCATGGTGGCTATGGATTATTCCGGAGAGGAGTTGCGGGTAGCTGCTAATCTGTCACAGGAGCCCAAATGGGTCAATGCTTTTCTTAACGGAGCTGATCTTCACCGTCAGACCGGTCAGTCTATCTTCAATAGGCAGGAGATATCGAAGGCCGAGCGTCAAGTGGGGAAAACCGTTAATTTCCAATCTCTGTACGGGGCTGGTTCTGTAGGTATAGCACAACAGGCTAAAATATCCGAGCCGGAGGCTCGCAGGATACTGGTATCCTTTTTTGCTTCTCTGCCTAGACTCAAGAGATGGATGGAGGTTGAGAAAGCTAAAGCCAGGAAACTAAAGCACGTAAAAACGGCAATGGGTCGTGTACGTCCCCTGAATATCTTCTATGACTCTGATAATAGAGTCATGCAGGCTCGTGGAGACCGCTGTTCGGTTAACACCCTTGTTCAGGGTACGTCAGCGGATATCATGAAGACTGCCATGGTAAGGGTTAGTAACTGGATCCGGTCCAATAATCTCCAGGACGAGATCAGGGTTTTGATAACGATGCATGACGAGCTCGTCTTCGAGATAAAGACTGAGAAACTGTTGGAATATGTTCCAAAGCTAAACGAGATTATGAAGCTCAGGGATATTTTGCAGGGTATCCTTAAGTGGCCAGTCCCTCTTGTAATTGAGGCTAAGTACGGTGACTCATGGTATGCTACGAGTAATTTCTTTGAGGAGCATCCTGAGTTAGAAAACATAGAAACGCTGACTTTTCATAAGGCTGCAGATGTAGTAGATGAGAGTAAAGGCCGCACTGAAAACCCGGCTGAAAACTCTCAAGAGCGAGAATCGGATTCTCAAAATAAAGAGAATGATTTAAAGATTTCGGAAATCGTTCCTGAGAATATCGCCCCTGAAATTCTTAAAAAAGAGGAAGTTCAACTTCCTGAGTCTCCTGCTGAAAATAATCCTGAAAGCGATTTCTCCTTGAATTCGGGTGAAACAAATACCAATTTAGAGGAGGAACTCGTCTATACGATAAAGCGAACCAATATGAGTTCCTTGAGGATGTTGAATACAATCATACCGTTTCTAGTTGAGGATCAGAAAAAGCCTGTCTATAACGGTAAAAAGGCTGTCCTTCGAATCAAGGACAATAAGGGTAATCATCTTATGGTATCAGATTTGAAGGTTAGTAGAGATGGCTTTTTGGCTCTAGCACGCTTTTTCGGCCTTTAGGAGAGGTAATGAACAAGCAGCAGAGAGACCTGGAGAAGGAAATAGATGACCTGAAGAAGCAGGTCACAATTTTGAGAAGAAAAGTTCAGAAGTTGGAGGGGTATAAAGAACAGATGGAGGAGCAGGCCCGGTTACTAGTGGCAATGGGTAAGAAGGTTATAAGGATGGATGCCTTAATACATAAGAATTATGTTTTGAAGGGACCCGTATGACCACCAGACTTTTTATTTTTCTGCATATTTATAACCACTTGAATTTATTAGTGTTATAGTTAGTTTTTTCGCCTTGACTTACATTTGGTTATGGTTTATATTCTTATTTCAGGCGGTTTTTGGTCGTATAACTCTTTGTATCCCCTTTACTTATGAAATCAAATCGAGCTCCGGTCATAGCCGTCATTAGATTATCCTTTGTCTTTTAAGGCATAAGATAGTCTAACCTTTCTCTTTACTGTAGCTCCTTTTGATAAGTCCATGATACAATACATAAATACCACCCCATTTATCAATGGGGTTCTAAAATGAAGAAAAACACACAAAGTATCAGCAGCAACAATCATACCACGTTTCCGAGGGGGCCCTTGAATGGTGTACATCAACAATTCAAAGGAGTTCGTTCGACAGAATCATGAGGAGATTCGCCACATGGTAACATCCCTCTGCCATGCTTTTGGGGTCGATACGGCAGGAGATGTCACCAATGATTTATGTGTGCGAATTATTTCCGGTAGACTTATGGAGGATCATTACGATCCTCAACGCTCTAAGGTCTCGACGTATCTTTTCCGCATCGTAAGAAACATGATCTGCAATCAGGTCTTCTCCAGGGAAAACCGCACCTGGAGAAACAAGCAGACTGTTTCCTTTCAAGCCCTCTCAGGACAGGAATCGAGTGAAGATATCGATTTCATACTACGCTACAACCGTATCGCCAACGAGTATCGTGATATGCTCAGGCGAAACGCAGTTTCTGATGACCCAGAGGGCCTTCCTCTTGAGCTGAGCGACTTCGAGAGAAAATTCGTGAAGGGGTATGGATCTAAACGTATCCCTCTCAAGAAACGGTCCTTCAAGGACGTTCAGGTCAAACGTTGCACCCGCTATGATGTCTACTGCTACATTAAAGAGGGATACAAGAACAGCGAGATAGCAAAGATGTACGGTGTCACGGATATGTTCATATGTCTCCTTAAAAAGGAGATAGAACAGGCTCTTCGTGAGTATGGCTTCGATTTTCCCAGGAAGCCAAGAAAAAAGCGTATCCGCCGCAAACTTTAATATATCTTCCAGATTCGGTATCATTTTGTAAGGCCGGGATAATTCGATTCCGGCTCATTCTCTTGAGGTATTTAATGCCTATTACCACCGATATCATTGTGGTCCTCTATGGCGATCCTGGGGACATGCACCGTCTCATAGGCTCAATCAAGGACCACTGTGAGGAGTCTAGCTACAATCTCATTATTATTGATAATAATGAAACGAATAGGGGATTCACAAAGGCCGTCAATGAGGGCATACTATCTAGCTCTTCCCCCTATATCTGGCTTCTAAATCAGGACGCTGTGGTCCTCCCTGGAGCTCAGGATGCCCTTATAAGAAGGATAGAGTCTCATGAGAAAGTTGGAATTGCTGGGTCCATGCAGTTAGATCCCGAGGATAGGGACCTTATCCGGCATGGCGGAACCATGAGAGCTTTTCCATCAGGAGTCCATAAGGGTGGCAGAGTCTCTATGGGTCATTGCAGGATACCGGAAAAGTCTATCTGGGTCAACTTTGCCAGTGTGATGCTGCGCCGAGAGATGGTTAAGCGTATCGGGGTCCTAGATGAGAACATGTATCTCGTCTATTCGGACTCCGATTACTGCTTCTGGGCTAGATATCGAGGCTGGGAAGTATGGTATGAGCCTGAATCGAAGGTTCTCCATCGATTGAACGCCTCAAAGAATGTATCTGAGTGGCATCAGAAGGATATGCAGGCGTTCATGGATAAATGGGGCATATCTCTAGAGCAGAATGGTCAGTTTACCTCGCATCGACTCTTTCAAAAACTGAATATCCATCCATAAAAGGGGGCTTCGATGTTGCCAAATTCAGAGATTACCATCTATCCGAATGGGGACTCGAAAATAGTAGGTTTGGAGCATAGCGAACAGTGCCACAAGCTTTCAGACCTTGGCCATAGTGCCGGTAAGGTAACGTCGGAGAAGGATGAGGACCATCAGCCAGCTTTCCAGTCTGTGCAGAGAAAGGGATGACATCATGTCCAGGAGTATTACGGTTGAGTTCCAGGTCCAGAATATGGATATCATGCTTCAGACTCTTGATGAGTTGAAGTATTCCTACAACAAGAATTCTAACGAAATGGTAACGGTTTCCGGAACGTATGGCGGCATTACCATCGATGGAAATGCCGGTAAGATCAAGTATGACTCTGTTCATCAGACGAAGGTCGATAAAATCAAACAGAACTATACCGTGAACTTTTATAGGGACCAGGCCATTCGTGAAGGAAACGAAATCAGACAGTCCGTCAACGATCAGGGAATCATCACTCTCCAAATCATTAGACCCTAACAAGGTTCAGGAGATTCAGATCCTTCCCGACGGTAGCACCTATATCGAATGGGTTAATACCGAATTCAGCGATTTTATCATCAAATATGTAATGTCCGCAGAAGAACGGGCAAACTATACTAAATACGGATCTAATAAAATTTTCTGTGGTTAGAGTATAATCAATGAAACTCCATCAGTGCCTAGGGGCTAATAGGCCCCTGATTTTTGTTGTAGCTGAGAGTGACCTTGAAGTTCTATTATATCTGAGAGATAAGTATAAAAAGGGCTCTTATCATGTCTATAGCACCACCTTTTCAGGTGTGTATGAATTAACGACCCTTCTAGATGAATCCTTCTCTTCAGCCTCTAAAGGCGCTGCTCAGACGACTATACAGGTTCTCGATTCCATATTAAAACAGACCTTTGATTCAAAGAGGCAACATACCTTTAAGACGTATGTTTTCTTAGACTGCCAAAACTATATAAGAGACCCACAGAATATACGTAAGATTAAAGATATTTTATCGAGATATCAACTTGATGAGAACTTCACCTGTAATATGGTTTTTATTTCTCAGACTCTGTGTATACCTCCAGACCTCGATAGATTGTCAGAGATCGTATTCTTTGACCTTCCCGATGAAAATGAGCTTAAAGAACATAGTGACCATATATCGTCCAAACTGGAATTGAGTAAGATTGGAAAGGCTCCCAGTGAAGAGGTGGTGAACAATCTTAAAGGTCTGACCCGTTTTGAGGTGGAGCAGGCCTATCTTCAATCTTTTTTCATGTATAAGGGGATAGAACTTGGTTTCATCAGAGATTTTAAGAAGGCTTCTATAGCCAAAACCGACCTCTTGACCCTGCTCGAAACAGACCTAACTTTTAATGATATTGGGGGTATGCCACAGCTTAAGGCATGGATAGAGAAGAGTGCCGGAGGATGGACCGTTGAGGGCAGGGCCTTTGGTCTGCCACTGCTTAAGGGTCTGCTTCTCGTGGGGCTTTCGGGCTGTGGAAAATCCATGATATGTAAAGCGATTGGTAATCAATGGGGGCTCCCGGTAATTCAGCTGGACCTCGGAAGGCTCTTTTCAATACGAGTAGGAGAGTCTGAGGCCAATCTACGAAGAATGCTTAAAATAGTTGAGAACATTTCCCCCTGTGTTCTTATGATCGATGAGATTGAAAAGGGCTTTGCCGGTATCCATAGTAGCACATACAGTGATGGTGGAGTTACAGCACGTGTGATAGGTTCATTCCTTATCTGGTTGCAGGACTGTAACCATTCGGTGTTTACGGTTGCAACGTCTAATAATATCGAGAATCTACCGCCAGAGCTCATATCAAGGTTTGACGAGACCTTCTTTGTTGGTCTTCCTCAATTTCAGGAACGAAAGGATATTTTCTCCATCCATCTTAGAAAGCTCAAAAAAGACACCTCAAAGTTCTTCCTGGATCAGTTGGCTTCTTCCAGCGAGGACCTTTCTGGAAGGGAAATAGAACAAGTACTGAAAGAGTCCATGTATGACGCGTTCCATGCCGGGAAAGAGCTCGATACTGAAACAGTACTTCGGGTATTGAGGAATAAGACTAATCTCGTCACCACCATGGCTGAGCAGCTTAATTACCTGTTGAAGTGGGTAGGTTGGGATGATGATAAGCAGGATGGTCTTAGAGCTCGTTTCGCAAGTAAGACCGAAAGTTCTGATGTGAGCCGTATACGGGACCAGATTGATAAGCTGATAAATGACGTTCAGGGCGGCGTTGATGAGCAGATATGACATAGCTCTTCGATAAGCTCATAAATATTTATTCGGAATTAGCTAGACAGATTCTTGAGACGAGCTGTATATGCCGCCAGAGATTGGAACTTAGAAAGCGTTAAGACGTATCGTAATGGTGGAGGTCGACGTATGTCTTCTAAACTCTCCGCTCGTATTGAGCAAGCCTCTGCTATTCTTAAGCCTTACCTCAAAGACGTTCCCGAAGGTTATCGAAAGTCGTATCCTGATGACCCGGATGAAGCCGCCTCCGCCATTCTAAAAGTCTCACTTGAAAAATCAGGCGTCGATGATTCTGAATTCGGCTTTCAAATGCTCGAATCAGGATCTGTCTCTGTGGGCGACTTTGAACACGTCTTACGAGGGTTAGGCTTCTATTTTCCCTCTCCTCGTGTTCGTGCTGCGTGGAACGTTCTAAGAGGTCTCGATCCCTTTACGACGGAGCAATCCGCCCAAAGCGCTACTACGATTGCGGAAGTCGTTAAACAAATTCGGCCGATAGGTCAATGGTGAGATGAAGATCTTCTTGAGAAGTACGGTAGAGATTGTCCTGTTGAGATTGAAGAACAGCTTCAGAAGCGTACTAATCGTCGACCTTGTATCGTGTTTCGAAAAGATGGAACGATTGACGTAGAAACGTCGCTATCGATGATTAAGATGGCTCGTCGTCAAGAAACGCCAAAAACGTTTATCGTTGAGAGCGAACTTCAAATTCTATACGCGATTGGCGAATTTCCTGCGGATCTATTCTACGAATGTCCTGTTCATGCGGATGTCTTGTTAGTCGAAGGTTATTGTGAAGAGTGTGAACAGGTGTGGGAGAATTTCGAAGCGAATCGCCGCAAATATTCGTTTATTCGTCTGATCGTTCAGCGCGGCTTCGTACTTCTAACTCAGCTAATCGAGAAGAAAATCGACGAGCTCGCGAAAATGTCTCCGAAGATCTGGATTGAGTTCGCTCAGCTAGAAGAAGAAGAGAATCTGCCTCGTTTGAAGAGAAGAATCTCGAAATCAAAACAGGGCGACCCTTTCTACGTTATTCATAAGACTCTATAAAAGGAGACTGGGCATAGTGATAATTTTTGGGATGATAAAGCCCAAACATATTGGGGTTGGTCTGGCAAAGTATCGTGACGGCCACGGAGTCCTCGAACTTCTCTAGAAGAATGCAAATTCGGACAAAATCTGTGAGATGTTGACATTCAGAGATAATTAATATATACTCAGAATAATATGTCTTGTGCCCGAGCCACTGGGGTGCCGGGCAGCGACAGCTGGCCAATCAATCCAGGCAAAAGTTTCTTTCTCAGGTTGTGGGTTTACCCGCCAGCATTCCCAGCCCTGATAAGAAATCGAGCCAGACCCTAGGAGCTTCAAATGTCCTCCAAGCTCAATGTCCGTGCTGTCTTCGATCACGAAAAGGTTGCCTTCAACAAGGAAAACGAAGTCCATATGGATGTCGTTTTTCACGTCCCCGAGAAGGCCGATTCCAAGCGAACGCCCCTCCATATGGTCCTTGCTCTTGACTATTCGGGTTCTATGGCTGGCAAAAAAGTTGATTCCATGAAGGATACGGTCAACAAGCTCATTGATAATCTTACTGAGAACGATACCATGACTGTTATCGGTTTTAGCGATAACTGCTGGGAAATCATACCGGTAACCGTAATGGATTCATCGGGGAAGGCTAACGCTAAGAGTTCTATAAATAATACTTACACCCATAGCATGACCAATATGAGTGAGGCCCTAGAATGGGCACTTGAACGCGCTGCATCCTCTGATAAGAAAAAAATAGTCAGAATCGTCTTCCTTACTGACGGCCTTCCTACTTCTGGTCTGACAGGTCGTGAGGACCTGGTTAACATTGTCAGCCAGTTAAGGCCCGATGTGAGTCTCTCCACGTTCGGGTTTGGGCATGATTACGACCCTGAGCTCCTTCTTTCAATGTCTAACAGGGGCCGGGGAAATCATTTCTATATTCAGAATGAGGATGATTGCAAGAGAGCCTTCGCTATGGAGCTTGGTGGTCTACTTTCCATGGCCGTTCAAGACCTTAAAGTGGAAGTCACCCCCTCAGGGAATGTTGAGCTGGTGGACTTTCTCAGTAAAATTTCCTATGAGGAGTCGGCCGGTTATCGGGGTATAACGGACGGTAAGGTACTATTTACTCTTGAAGACGTGTTCTATGGTGAGAGTAAGCATGTTCTCTTCAAGCTTAAACTGCCAAGCGCATCTCAGGCTGTTACAGCTAGGGCCACTAAAGTCTGTGACATAAGAGTCGATTATCTTGATGTCGAGACCAAGGAGCGGTCTGTTCTTGAAGCAAAGGCAAAAATCAGGTACGTGAAACCAGATGATGCTAGTACTGAGGCGAACAAAGACGTGAAGGCTCAACTGCTGCTTATCGAGGCCCAGAAGATCCACAAAGATGCCAAAAAGCTGGCGGATAAAGGGCAGTATGATGATGCCCGTGAAGTCTATACCGCCGGTCTCCTCCTTGCAGAAAATAACGCCTGGTTTGAGAACTCGACGGCACTTAAGGGTAGTTTCCAGACCATGATAGAAAACAGTGGCAATGCAGCAGTATATTATACTTCCGGCGCTAAACTTGCTGGTTCATATGGCTATACCATGGCAAAGTCTCGGGCATCATCTGTCTGTGGTATGAACTTGTCCTATAATTCCAGTGCTCAAGAGAGTATGATGCGATCGTTTGGGGTTCATGAGTCGGTACAAGATAGCACAGGAGGATGAGACCTCCGGTGGGAGGAAGGCTTATGTCTTTCCCCCCACTAGGAATATCATTATAGTTCACGAGTACATGAAATATTGTGTTGCTGAAAACGCAATATTCAGGCCTAAGAGGATTAGAGAGGCCCTCGTGGATGGGGCAGCTATTCGCCTTAGTAAGGATAGAAGCTGCCCTATCATTGTCTGGTCATATGAGAAAGCCAGAATAATGTCTATCGCCAACTCATATGAAAGTATCTATACGATAGGCGATTATCCAGAAAAGACTGTTTGGGTTATTGCCTATAGAGTACCCGTTCCGAGAGGCTTGAAGGCGCTCCTTGTAATCGAATGAAAAAAGTTCTTGACTCTCGGCCTTTTTTAGCATATATTTAACAGTATGAAGCTCACTATTCGACAGCCCCAACCGCAGCCAGGATATAACACACGGGGGACGTGCGTATAGCGGAGCTATTACTGAGAATGAAAGCACGAGCCCCCGGTGAAAATCGGGGGCTTTTTTTATGATTATATCGGATGTGGGCCAGGATTCCTTCCACACGAACGTGGGGATTGAATTAATCTTGGCTAGGGCACCGGAATGGGGCTTTGGGAATCCCCCCCACTCCGACCAGTTTTATCGGGGCGTAGCGCAGTCTGGTTTAGCGCATCTGGTTTGGGACCAGAGGGTCGTAGGTTCAAATCCTATCGCCCCGACCATTTTTGTTGACGGAGTGTAGCTCAGTCTGGCTAGAGCGCCACGTTCGGGACGTGGAAGTCATCGGTTCAAATCCGGTCACTCCGACCATGGATAAGAGTTATGACAACATTAAATTATGAGCAAGTCCCATGGGGTAATTTCTTCTTCCCGAGGCTATCAAGAGGGCAGGATGATAAACAGATTCCCCTCTTAGTGAGTTCTGATGATATAGAGCGTACAAAAGAGGTTCAATAGTATTGAATCTTTTGAATATTTGTTCATGGTAGTAAAAGGGGCCTTTTTAGTAAGCATGAAATATACTGGGGTATAGCTCAATGGGCAGAGCAACGGCCTTTGAAGCCGCGTGTTTGTGGTTCAAGCCCACATACCCCAACTTTAATGTTCTTTGAAATACTGATATCATGTATTATGGTGGTCGTAGCTCAATTGGCGAGAGCGCCCGACAAACAGGATTGGGAGAGGGCTTATCACCCGGCATGAACCCCGTGGTCGTGGAAGTCTGTGGAACGAAACAAAGGGAAGCGGGCGGGTAGCGATTGTGGAGTGGCCTCTACGGCTTGCGGAAGACACTGATACGCTGCCTGGAATCCGGTAACGGTCCAGGAGGGTTTGTAAACAGCGGCAGGAAGTCCTGTGCCGATAATAAGGAGACCTAATCATGCCTTGCCGGTTCGACTCCGGTCGACCACCCTTTTTATATTGGGGTGTAGCTCAATTGGTAGAGCATTCGGCTCTGGACCGAATGGTTTGAGGTTCGAACCCTCACACCCCAGCCATTTTTAGAGGTAGGTAGAATATGAAATTTTTTGTGTTTATCCTCATCTCTTTCGTACCCGCATTCTGCATAGTAGCTGACTTAGATAAGATCCTCGATAAGAGCTATGACTTGAGAAATAAAGGCGTGAAAGGGTTCGTATATCAGCAAGCTCCTCTTCAAGATATATATCAGGCTCCTTCAATAGAAGAAATCGAGCCCATTACGCCCCAATCGAATCATACGGGGACATACATAACCGTCCGGGACCATTATCAGGACATTAGACAGATAGATGAGAAGCTGATATCCCTGGAAAAAGACCTGGCAAAGGTCTCTCTCATACTGGATAATCTTCAGGTTAATTCTGAGTCTCATTCCCAAACCATGAACGTTATTACCAAGACTCTTGAGCTCTTGATAGCTCTTGTCACACTTTTAGCCGGTGGCGGATTGATAACACTGCGTAAGAAAAAAGCAGCGTCTCAGTGAAAGGGGCTTCGATGAAAATTGCAGCGGCGATGAAGAAGGTATCCCGCATGGGAGGTGAGCTGAAGGTTTTGAAGGAGAGAATGACGGAATGCCTCTCAACAATCGAAGAAAATGACTACCCGGATAATTTTGGATGTTTTCAGTCTTAACGGTCACCCCTTTTTTAAAATTATGCCAAAAAGAGAAATTTTTAAGCGGTATTTTCCCCATACGGAGAAGTGCCCTAAAAACGATAGTATCTGTATAAAGGACCGTTGCAATTGCTGGATCGATGATAAGCATTGCTGGCTGGTTGATTTTGATTCCTTTGTGGATGAGTTATTAGGTGAGGGCGCTTCTCATTTTGGTTACCATTTCAAAATATCAGAGTATGACTCTATCAGTATCCATACCTATTTTTATCACGATAATCCTATCAGCGTTAATTTAGATGTTACTTTGAATTCGGAACGTCTTGCAGAAGCTGTTCACAGGGAAATAGGTGAAAGCTGGACCCTAACTCCACAATGCTATGACGGGTCTGATGACTATGCCCTTATAAAGACTATCGACGGATCATATAAGAACAAGGTTAAAATAGGGGAAGAAATACTCTTCCTCAAGAGCTTCCTTCCGAGAATAATCGAAATAGATAAAAGAGTAAATACCTGTGAAGTTTGCCGTATTAAAAGGCCAAACCTTGATGAATATGGGAAAAGGGCCATATGTGGCTTCTGCGCTAAGAAGATTATAGAGGACCATGTAGAATCCTATGTCCCTGAGAAATAACCTGTTATAATCTTCTAATCTTTATCTCTCCTTATATGTTCTTAAAAGGGGAGGTGAAGATATGCGTTCGGTACTAATAGCTGTTTTTCTTCTTTCTCTTTCCTGCATTCATATCTCGCCTAAAAAAGAATCGATTCAGTATATTCGTGATTCTGATGGCCGAATAGTAATCTATCATGGCGTGAACATCTCTAATTTTCAAAAAAGCAGTATGGATTATATGCCCTGGCAGTCTAAGGAGGAGCTCAGACGCCTGAATGACTGGGGGTTCAACCTGGTTCGCTTCCTGGTCTTCTGGGAGGCCCTAGAGCCAAATAAGGGCGTTTATAACGAATATTATATGAAGAGGATTGTTGGGAGAATAAAGTATCTCCAGCAGATTGGCGTGGATGTGGTCGTGGATTTCCACCAGGACCTCTATTCTAAAAAATTCGGTGGAAACGGATTCCCAAGATGGTCTGTAAATGACTGTGGAGTAGCTTTCAATAAAAGAGAACCCTGGCACCTTAATTACCTGGAACCGGCTGTTATTAACTCATTTCGGTACTTCTGGAGTAGTGAGGAACTGCAAAGGTCCTATATCGATGCTCTTTTGTATGTCCTCGGGCATGTTGATACCCTTAAAAACGTGATCGGAATAGATATAATCAATGAGCCCTATTCTGGAATGCTTTTAAACTTTGAGAGAGATTATCTGAGTCCTTTCTACGAAGATGTCAGGGACATGGTCTCAAATAGATACAAGACAAAAATGTTCTTTGAGCCTCGTATTGAAACGAGCACCGGTCTTCCTACACATCTTAGATTTAAACCTATAAATGCCGTCTATAGCCCCCACTATTATGACCCGCTTCGTTCTTTGAATACATCTTATACAGAGATTAATACTCAAATATTAAAAGCGGGGGTACTCATCAAAGTGCATGAGGCCCAACAGTTTAGGTGTCCTCTTATATTTGGCGAGTTCGGGATATCGTCTAAAGTCGATGGTTATATGTCATATATAACTGACTTTCTGGACATCACCGATGAGTTCTGTGCGGGTTGGACTTATTGGTCTTATGATTACATATCCTATAATGATAATTATGGTCTTATAGGAAATGGTGGAGAAGAGACACCAGTAGTCAATAAACTTGTAAGGGTATATCCGCAACGTATTGCCGGTAAGGACCCCCTCTATAGTATTCGGGATAATGTCTTTAACCTTACCTATAAGCCCCTGAACTTGAAGGCTCCAACAGTGATATTCATACCGGAGAGATTGGATTCAGTGCAGATATCGGTAAATGGCCATCCAAAGTTCTGGTGGAGAGGGTCTAACTGGTCTAGACTTACTGGCATCAGGACCCTTTATGAACATGTGAATGAGAATGACAGCACTCAAACAATAACTATTACATGGAAGGATTAATGCATATGCCGAGAAAGAAAGCGGTAAAAAAACAGGTGAAAAAGATTAAAGAACCTCTTGAAAAGACGAAAATGAGAAAGATTCTTAAGAAAAGGAAGTGGCCCCTGGATGAAATAAATGAGGCCTTGGATGAGCTCTGGCCTCCCGAACCTTTAATTTGAATAAACAAGCTACTATCATTAAAGGAGAACGGTTGTATGGCGGACAAAGTCTTGGATTTCATTAAGGAGCGTATTAGAGTCCTCCAAGAGGAAGTGAAAGCCGTACAATCCGGTAGAGCTCCCCAGTCCAGTGATTATAGGGATAAGGTTAAAGAGCTCATGTACTGGAGGAGACGAATTATCCAGCATGGTAAAAGGATAAAGGAACGGAAAGGTAGTCCTCTTGATTCCGGAAAAGCCAGAACTGATAGCACTGTTTGATCCGCTATGAGGCCCGCTGAACATCCCTATAATGGAGTCCCCAGAGACGATAGCCTCCCATATCTTAAGGCTCCGCAGCTTTTAAACTCAAAATAGGGTGAGATAAATGAGACTATCTGCTTCTTCTATTGATGTTCTTGCTACATGGCCCTCACCGGAGACTAATGAATTCGCCCAGATGGTCCTTGAGAAGGCCGGGAGAACCTGCTATCAGTCGGAGAAAGGACCTATTACCCCCGAGACTGCTCAAGGGTTTTGTGAGCGCATACTGAAAAGGGGTCACTTTTCTGTACTCGAACACGGGTGGAGAGGCTATAACATTTACCCCTTCAGGGATAGCGACCTTATTCTTCTGATGAAAATATACTGGCCTTATTTGAAGTTCATGTTTTTGACTTTTAATGACAACTCTCTTATTATCTCTGCAAATCTTGAGACATGGAGAAAACTATACGTTGCCAACAAGCTCGATCCGGAGATTCGGGATGACCTCGAAAAGTTCTGTCCTGCTTTTTTCAGATCAGGCCCACAACCTAAAATATCCATGTTCAATTCTGAAATCGTACCGATATCTCGGGAGGATCAGCTTCTGGGGGTGAAGGATAAAGCTGTTCACATAGCTCATACCGTCCGTTATAGTGGCTTCAGCAGGGGTTTTACACATGAGTTTGTTCGTCACCGGGTTGCAGTATATAGTCAGGAATCGACCCGGTATGTCGATGAGTCAGAATTAGTTGTTGTTCTTCCTCCACATCGAGACGTGGAGAGTGAAGAAAGCGGCATTACACCCTTAAAGATGATGGAAACTTATCAGAAGTTCTATAGTGACCTTATAAAAAACAATAAGTGGAGAAGGGAGGATGCCAGACAGTTCCTCCCTATTGGGATAGTTTCTCAGGTAGTAATGAGCACGAATCTTGAAGAGCGCATTTGGATATATAGGAAAAGGACTGACCCGGCCGCTCACTGGGAGATTAGACCGGCGATGGTGAGAGACTTGAAAATTTTCAAAGAGAGATATCCTGATGTATTCAAATATTTCTCAGTAGAAGGGGATGATATAAAATATAACGGTCCGACTGAGCACTTTATCTACGATTAGGAAATTATTATGTGGTACATGTGGGATATCCTTCCAATCGTCCTTTGTCTGGTGTTTGTTTTTATTCCAATACAACTTCAACGAATGCATAAACAGGAGGAAGAACAAAATTTAAAAATATTAAACACTGTAGAGAAGCTATCCCAGTTACACCTCCAATTAGCTCTTCAACTAAGAAGAATGAAAGACCTTATTATGCTTCTCAGAAATGGAGGCACGTATCTTCTGGTCTTTGATAGGTTCATAAATATGCCCGAGGATAAAATTCTTACGAAAGACCTTTTTAACGAGCTTATGCTGGATGGTTTCAGGGATTTCAATGTTGAAGTTTTCAAGAAACTGGACGAAATGATTGAGGCTACTGAAGACCCCGTGAAAGCTGAAAAACTAAAGGTTATCAAGACAGAGATGGAAGGTACATATAATGTTCTCTGCACCATAGGACCTGACAGTTCAAAGGAGTATCTCGAAGGTATCTATAAGGAGCTAGAATCTTTCCAGAAAAAAGTAATAGGAATTATTATGGAAGAGTGATGGACTGTAATACAACATCTTTGAATCCCACCCATTTTTTAAGGGCTGTTGAGCTTATTCATGAGGCCCGAAACGTATTTAAGGTCCCCTCTGAGAACTGGCCTCACCCTACTGATAAGAGGTTCGGTTTTCCTAAGGACCTCTATTATGCTGAGATTTGGCAGGATGGCATGGACTGGCAAAACAGTTACTGGCTTATTGAATCATCTCAGTACGATAGCCCCATATGTCTACCGGCCGTCTCATTTATGAAACATGAGGAAGAAGAAAAACTAATGGGATGCCTGGATGAACTCTTTGATGCCATCCTCTTTTATAGAAGAGACCTTCTCTGGATAAAAAGAGATCCGAAGGGACCATATGGTGATTCTGTATGGCCTTATATAAATGTTTTCATGGATGATCACATGGAGTCATGTCCCACAATGGTATCCTGTTTTTATAAAACGGCATCTGTATCTGTTGAATTTTTCATTAATAAGGACATGATACCTTTTAAGAAAAATTAATAATCTTTAAAGTCGGCTCCTTTTCTGCTATCATATAGTATCTGGAACTTTTCAAAAAATTAAGTAAAAAGTTTCCAATACCTTACAAAAGGAGCCCCTCTCATGCCTCGGTACGTACCGGTTACCTCAGAGCTCTCCGTCGTGGAACAGGAAGTAAAGGTCAAAAAGGTCACTACCAAAAAAGGGCCAGTGAACCATATTTGGATTTATGACCGGTCCGGGTCCATGACCTGGGCACTTCCTGAACTGACCAAAGAACTCATTGTGCTTTCTAAAGGCCTCCCCAAGAACGATACACTGAGTCTTGGATGGTTCTCGGGTCAGGGGGACTATAACTGGGTCTTCAAGGGCTTCAAGATATCCGATGACAGTGACTACAAGGTACTGGAAAAGGCCATCAAGGCAAATTCATCCTCACGCAACACCACCTGCTTCTCGGAAATCCTGGCCGATACGGATACCGTGATAAAGGACCTTTCGGTATTCTCGAAGGTCTTCTCGATGCACTTTTTCACGGATGGGTATCCGGTGGTCTCTAACTACAGCCATGAGATAGAGTCCATTTATAAGGCCATCAAGGCCATTAAGGGTAAGGTTCATGCCAGCATGTTTGTTGGTTATGGTGCCTACTATAATAAGGAGCTCCTCCAGAAGATGGCCGAGAGGTTGGGGTCTCTTCTTATTCACAGCTCCCTTATTCCGGAGTACTCCAATAGCATTACCAAGCTCGTGGATCTCTCCAGTAAGTCTGAGCCTAAGGAGGAGATCGACCCCATTGTCAAAGATCCCCTGGCCATCTATACCGTAACCGATCAGGGCGTGGTGCTCCATTCCATCGATGATGACGGTAAGCTCTATGTCAGTCCTCAGGATGGTAAGAGCACGCTGGTCTATTATATCAGCTCCGAAAAGCCCAATAAGAAAAGCTGGGATAAAGTCGAGATTAAGGATATTCTCTTCTCTGATGAAGAGGATGTTCTTGGTAAGAGCCTCTATGGAGCGGCCCTGGTTCTTACTCAGCAGACTAAGACCGATGTGGCCATGGAAATCATTGGTAAGATTGGGGATAAGCACATTGTTGATGGCCTGACCAATGCTTTCACCATCGAGGAGTACGGGGCAGTCGAAGATACAATAAACAAAAGTATTGATAATGTTTCAATACGTTTCCAGACGGGTAGGGACCCGAACTATCTTCCCCCCGTAGATGCCTTCTGTGTCTTCGACCTTCTTAAGATGCTCATGGCTGACCAGGAAGCCTGTTTCTACCCCTACCACGAGAAGGTTTCATATGAGCGTATTGGGGTGGCTTCAAAGACCCGTGAGGGGTATTCATCATTCCATGCTGATAAGATGTCTCGGTGCTTCTTTGAGAATCTTACCTGGCATGACAGCCGCCTCAATCTCAGCGTGAAGACCACGGTAAACGGTATTATCGAGCTCCAGGAGAGGGATGGTAAGACAGCCAGTGACTTTGGCCTTGATGAGACGTTACCGACCTATGTTCATAGGAATTACACGTTCATCAAAGATGGCCGCGTACATATGAAGAGGTTCTATCTGAGCTCTTCTCAGGGGACCTATAAGTTCCTTAAGAACCTCGGTCTGGTGTATGATGACACCTTCAGTTCTGATGGCATCTATGGAGTCGATATCAGCAAGATTCCGGCCGTGAACAGGAAGATTGCTACTGGTAGGACTTCGGCTACCGAGCTCTGTAAGAATGCCATGATTGAGAAGAAGATCGAAGCCACTATAAAGACTCTGAAGTGGTATAAGAAAGAGCTTTCTCAGGACCAGAGTGCAGTATCATCCCAGTATACGGATGAACAGGTTGAATTCTTGAAGCAGAATGGTGTGATGATTGATAGGGATTGGTCTTACAATCCCCCAAGGGACAAGGAGGAGGCCCAGGACCAGTACATGGCGAAGTCCTTTGAGATTAAGATGGCTGGTCTGAATAGCCTTCCCACGGTCAAAAAGGTGGCGGAGAAGATTGCATCGAAGAAGAGCAGGACTCCTGTTGAGGCTCTGATTGAAGAGGGTATCAATCTCTTCGAAAAGGGTGCTTCGAAGCTGGATGAGGCTAAGAAGGTGCAGTGGCTAACGGATGAAATTGCTAAGCTTAATGCATCACTCAAGTCTGTTCGGTCTTCGATTCAGGAGACGAAATTCTCTGTTATACTCGGTAAGAAGTGGTTCGATGAGTTTAAGAGCAGGGATGAGAACACCCTTGAAGTCGATGGGGTGAAGTACTCGTTCGAGCTCTCTGAGGTAGCGGTCGAAATTTAATCACTGTTTATGATGTGGGGGAGGGGATAACTCCCCCATATTTATGAGGTCCCATGTTTATTGTATTCGAAGGCACCGATGGTTCTGGTAAGACCACACTTTCCAAGTTAGTAGCTGGAAAGTTGGATTTCCCGTGGACTAAGGAACCTACTTTCTCATCGGAAAAAGCGGATGAGCTCAATCTCAAATCTATGGATACCTCTCACCGCGAAGTTGAGTTTGCTATGGACCGTGTTTTTCATAAAGAACTCGGCCTTATGGACCTGGTTTGTGACCGGTATATATGGTCAGGGTTCGCCTACTGCAATGTTTTCAATCCCTCTAATCTGGAGTTCATTAAGGCTTTTTATGGCCATAAATTTTTCAGGAAGCCCGATATACATGTCTTCGTGAACACCCCGGCTGAGGTTTGCGTTTCAAGGGGGAGGGCCCAGTCCATCGATATGATCGAAAGACTCAAGGATGCGTTCTTTCAAACATCTGGGGCTTTCTCCTCTACCCCAGTTATTGAGGTGAAGGGTTGTGGTAGCATTAAAGCCACAGTAGACCATATCATTGCAAGAATACGACCTTATATGGATGATGGGGCTTTCATCAAAGAGGCCACTAAAAGGTATTATGAATGGTTTAAATATAGAACTCTTTGATATTCAATGAGTTATATAACTTTAATTAGTGCTGATAATCGGCTATTATTAATAAGTGGAACGCATTATAAAAATAAAGCTTAAAGAGGGCATGCATGCGCGTCCTTGTAGCCTTATTTGTGACCTGGCTCGGCATATCGGGGGCCAGTTCAGGATAAGAACAAGGGACCTGGATGTAAACGCATGTAATGTTCTGGAAATGCTTATGTTGGCCCGCCCTTACGGGTCAGACATTACGGTATCAATCAGTGGCGTTGATGATACCGTGGCATTAAAAGCTATCGATGCAATAGAGGCTATGCTAGGAGATCGGGAGTTAACTGATGAATCCCTCTTCAAATTCAGATCCGCGCTCCAGTGAGCTCAGGGCGTTGGTAAGATGTTTGGTGGTTGAGGTCTTGAACACAAATTCGGAGATAGATTACAATAAAGGTGATTTCGAGAAGATAGATAAAATGGTTGAAGAAGCAAATAAGAAAATGGAAGAGACCTGTTGCAAAATCGAAAAGCTTTTCTTGGCCTGATACTAGTTTTAATTCTCCTCGTCTTCGGGTGCAGTTCTACTGTATGTGTTCCCGAACATATCGAGCTCGATAAAAACCGTTATAAAAGTATAGAATCAGACACCCTCTGGGAAGGGTGTAAGTGCATAAAATACAGGACTTATAAGTGAATCCCCATATAGGAGAAACGGGGTTAGATTTAACCATAGAGCGCCCCGTCAGTTTTCTTGAACTGGACCCGGATAAAATTTATGTTATGGTTCTTAGCTCAGATGTTGAGAGAGACGATGTGTTTTCAATTATAACAGAGTTATCCCCAAAGTTTAAGGCTGGTAAAGGAGAGCTATTAGCTATAACGAGGGGTAAAATGTCGGTGACTGCTTATGACCTTAGAGACCTTGAAATTATAAGAGATAAAATCAATAAGTTGATTCAGGTAGTAAAAGATAAGAATAACACGAAGCTAAATCGATACGACCATCTAAAAAATGAATAAGTATCATGATCGATTCTTCAGGTTTATCTCGAAAATAGCTCCCTTCTCTTCGAAGGGACAGATTGACTGGCTCTTTGAGCAGCTGTTCTTTCTCTATAATGACCGCCCATATCATAATCTGAGTCACGTCTTTTTCTGTCTTTCTCAGCTGGATATAGTTTCAGGAATGGTTAAAAATAGGGATGCTATAGAATTTGCTCTATGGTATCATGACTGCCATTATAATCCCGGCAGCAAATCAAATGAGCAGGATAGTTGTAACTTAGCACTTTTTTCCGGACAAGACCTGTGTTTGAATGAGAAGTTTTTAAAAAAGGTGCAGAAGCTCATACTTTCAACAAGAAAGCATCGGTCTATAAAAAGCATTATAAGACCTGATATAGATGAAGATATTCTTCATGATATTGATTATTGCATCTTAGGTCAAAATCTTGAAGTTTATGAATGTTATTTTAAAGGCGTGCAGCAGGAGCTTAGTGGTACTGAATTCTATCCAAGAGGCAGGATACACTTTCTACAAGAGGTCATGAAAAAGGATATATTCAGGACGGACTACTTTTTTCATATGTATGAGGGAATAGCCCGAGCCAATATCATATGGGAACTTAATCTACTCGGCAGCAGATACCAAGGATAAATATGAAGTTTGCAACGATGTACTGCTTATATGATGACGTTGAGTATCTATGGCCGTCTCTTGAGCCGTTTCTTGAAGAAACTGATAAGGTTCTTTTCCTTATCAGTGACGTTCCATGGAATGGTCAAGTCTGTGATAACAGTGCAGCTATAGAGTATGTCCGTAACCTATGCATAAAGTATCCGAAGTGTCAGCTTATTCAGGGTCATTGGACCAATGAGTGGGACCAGAGAAATTATGGTCTTTCTGTTCTATATCTGGAGCACTATACTTACACGTTTATCGTGGATAATGATGAGGTCTATCACGATTATCATGTACGGAACATTAAACGGTATATCTCTTCTAATCCATCCTACGTTTCCTTTCATTTGGAATGGAACACGTATTGGAAGAAGGATTACTACTGCATAACCCCTAGAGAGTATTTCAGACCGCTAATAGCCGTGAAAACGGCCAATTTTCTTTTCAATGGTATCAGAATAGGTACTACGGAAGCCATGCGGACCGGCCCAGCTGTACTCATTAACAGGGCAGATAAATATAATGGTGTCCTTATACCCTCGGATGTAGCTATATGCTATCATATGTCTTATGCGAGGGACGACGCATACATGAAGCGAAAGTTGGAGATAAATTCCCACGCTAAGGAATTCATACCGGATTGGTACGACCGCGTATGGAAGAACTGGGTGCCTCAGATGAGGCATCTTCATCCGGTCACTCCTCAGCAGTATGACCGAGCCGTGCCTGAAGATTTTTCCACTTTTCCAAAACAGCTTCAAAGGTTTATCAAAAAAGAGCGTCTTCCTTCTAGGAAGTGCTCCATCATAATTCCCAACTGGAACTCTTTGGATTTATTAAAGGAATGTCTTTTCTATATCAGGCAGAACACCAAAAGGCCCTGTGAGATTATAGTGATTGATAATGGCTCGAAAGACGGGTCACCGGAATATTTAGGGACGTCTGGAGTCAAGTATATTCTAAATCCAGTTAATCTTGGTTTTCCCATTGCTATCAATCAGGGTATCAAGGCAGCTGACCCTAAATCCGATATCTGCATTCTGAATGTCGATACACAGGTACAAGATGGGTGGCTGGAGAACCTCTATGATACGATGATAGAGCAGGATTATTGTGGCCTATCAGGTCCTCTCGGTAATGAGTGTGCAAGCGGGTATCAGAGGGCCGGGTATGTATCCAGGGACACCAATGTGCCAAATCTGCACGGTTTTTGTATTTTGATACTCAGAGAACTCATAGAAAAAATAGGGATCTTTGATGAGCTGTATAGCCCAGGTGGATACGAAGATAACGATTACTGCATGAGAGCTAAAATTGCAGGATACCGCATTTATATATCTGCTAAAAGCCTCGTATACCATAAGGCTCATTCTGTATATAAGTTAAATGGTCTAGATAGTATTAAAGAGCAAAGTCTCCAAGAGAACAAATATTACAATAAATTTTTTGGTATTCTTTTGGGTTATTCTGAGCACATAAACTTCTATTCGAATACGAAGATGGCTGAGAAATCCGGTTTAATCCGATAAAGAGGAATATCTATGAATCTGATTATGGGAGCCAGTGTTGGACTTAAAGAGAGTGATCTAGCTCCCTTTTTGCAGTCTTTGGCAATAACGGGGTATAATGGCGAAGTTGTTATATTCCTTCCTGAATCTGAACGAGAGCTATCAGAGAAGTTGTCTAATTATGTTATTACACAGACGTTCGAGGATAAGCTCTTCGAATATATGCCCATACACGCTCTAAGATATTTTCTTTATGATGAATATCTGAAGAATAAACAGACGGCTTATGATAAGATAATGCTGTCAGACTTAAGGGATGTTTATTTCCAAAAAAATCCCTTCGATTTTGATATGAGCGGACTCTGCGTTTTCCTTGAGGATATTACGATAGGTGCCTGTCCTTATAATTCTTCATGGATAGCCACTCTATATAATATGGATACAGCTGCAAGCATGAAGGATTGTCAGGTTTCATGTTCTGGCATTACTATTGGTTCCTCCTTGAGTATTATAGATTATCTTTCAATAATGCGTAAGTATTTACTGCCCCCTAAACAGATAATCGGATATGACCAGGGAGTGCATAATTATCTTCTCTATAAGGGACTTCTAACGGATACTCATATATACACCAATGGCTTTGGCCCTGTTCTGACCATGGGGTATATGAAGAGCTGGAATAAAACAGAAGACGATCTTCTGGCTGACCATGCAGGTAATCCAGTAAACGTTATCCACCAATATGATAGGCATCCAGGTGTTATATGGAAGAAAAAAGAATAATTTTTTGTCTCCCCGGATCAAATTTCAGCAACAAGTTCCTGGAAAGCTGGACCAACCTCATCATCTATTGTATGAGGAAAGGGATTCCGTTTGCTGTCAGCCAGGCGACCGATTCCGTAGTTTATTATGTTCGAAGCAAATGCCTCGGTGGTAACGTTCTCAGGGGTGAGAAACAGCTACCATTTGATGGTAAAGTTTCATATAGTCATCTAATGTGGATAGATTCAGATATGGTTTTTGCTCCTGAGCAGTTTCAGAAGCTTCTTGATTATGACCTGGATATTGTTGCGGGGGCTTACAAGACTGCAGATAACAAAACGTTTCCCATCGTTAAAAAATGGGATGAAGAGTATTTCAAAAAGCACGGTACGTTCAAATTCATGACTGAGCTAGATATTAAGAACTCAAATAAGCTTTTTGAGGTCGTGTATACCGGTTTCGGGTTTATGATGATAAAGTATGGCGTTTTTGAAGCTGTAGGATATCCATGGTTCAGGCCTGTTTTTCATACAATAGGTCAGGCTAAGGACTTCTCTTCTGAAGACGTTTCCTTCTGTTGGTTAGCCAGGGAGAAAGGTTTCAAGATATTTGTTGACCCGACTATCCGTTTAGGGCATGAGAAGAAGGTGGTCTTCGTATGAAACGCCCTTTTATCTGGGTAATGATTGGGCTGGTTGGATCGGGTAAGAGCACGTGGGCCCGCAAACAGGTGCATAAGAATCTTCTTTACCCGACCTGTATTATATGCAGGGATGCCCTTCGTCTGATGACCAAGGGTTCATATGAGTATGAGAAGCAGAATGAAAATCTTGTAAGGCATATGAAGAGAGCCTGTATAAAATCAGCTTTGAGCCTCAACTACAATCTAATCATAGATGAGTGTCATATCAACGTTGATGCCCGTAAGAAGACGCTACAGGATATCTGGGAGGCATGTCAAGGGGCTTATTCAATCATTCCCAGAATCAGATATGTGTGGTGTACTGAGTCTGAGAAAAACCTCGAAAGAAGGTCCAATGATTTAAGGGGATTTACTAAGGAATATTGGGAAGGCGTTATTAAGGGCATGGCAGCCTCGTTTCAGCTGCCCAGCCTTGAAGAGGGCTTTGATAAGCTCTCTATCGAAAGAATCATCAAAATTTAGAGTATTTTGATCAGGTCTCGTATACTGTTGGCCAACGGTCCCTCTGATTTTTAAGAGTATATACGTAAGAATCAACAGTCATTGTCTTTTTTATAATATCCTCTATTTTAGGCCATTCTCCGCCTGCAAGGTCTGCTCCTATCCTGGGCATATGGACGGTGACTCCCATTTCTGGTGCCCTTCTGTACACCTCAGTAAGACAGGACTCTAAAGCCCCATATCTTATAGGGGGAATCTTGTTCATCCAGACCACATCATGCTGAGCAATCATGTTGGCTATATGGATTGAATTCCCTGTGGCAACGAACTGAACACTGCCGAGCGTAAAAGGGGTAGTGTTGGGGATCCTGGCATCATAGGACAGTTTCCATTGCCTATATGCCTTTTCAGCTTCCGGGTATTTGGCACTTAGGGCTAAGACGAAACCCCTTCCCCACCCGCCTAAATCGTTATTAACGTGGCAAATGATAGCTGGCTTGTGGACCGGTTCAGTGGCATCTCCAATAAGATAATGTAATCTACTCACGCTTTTGATTCTCCTCATTATAATGTTCAATGACCCGTTCTATGCCACCTAGTTCCCGCTTTGATTCCACTTTGAACATTGGGAAAGGTCCCGTTGTCTCAACGAGCCATCGGCGTCCACAGGGGCATTCAGCAAGATATACAATCTTGCCGAATGCCGTGAAGTCTGGCTCATGGCCATGCATGAACCAGTGCAGTCCTATTTTGCAGGTAAGCGGAATCAAAATGTCCTCCTTCTCAAGATCAGTGACCGGTATTTTTTCTCGATATTATGCGACAGGACACTCAGAATGATAAAAAACTCTTCCTGCCGCTTAGTAAGCTCCATGATATGGCTGATTTTCTTAGTCATTCTGATCGAGAGGGGCTGAAGTCCGTTGATTACGGAAGACATGTATCCGCTGCTACATTTTAGCCTCCGTGATAGTTCTCTGACGGAGACCCTGCTGTAGCGGACCCAGTCTTTTATGAACTTACCGGGATCGTCATAACTGGTGACAATAGGTTTTCGGTACTTCCGGGAGAAGTACGTTTCTGCCCGAGCCATAATGTCCCCCTATTTGTTGAACCAATAACTTAATAGACCTCTAAGGTTATAATCTCTACCATTGTAATTAAAACAAGGGATGGTACTTACTATCTCTTCCATATTGTAGTGGGAAACTGTAAGTGCTCTTTTATAGCCATCCTTATACTCAGAGTAGACCCTGTTCCTAACCATCGTTGGAGTTACTATAGTATTGATACTATTGAAGGCAAAAAGGCCTCGGATATCATCTTTTCTCTGTACTATACAGTGAGAACTCTGAACCTGTTCCGGAACCTCAAACCAAAGGCGATTACCATTTTTTCTCTTAGTTACCGACCGAAGTGGTAGAGGTGTTGCATAGCCATCTATCAGAATCATAAGGTCTATTTTAGGAAGTTTTTTAAATCTCTTGAGAGACCTTAAAGTATCTACGACGCCATAACTCTTGGCTATGAATATCTTACAGGCACTATCATCCTTCCAAAGGGGACTGGTTTGAAGTTTATGCTCAAGGTATGATTCTGAAAGATTAAGAAGTGTCCCCCTGTTGAAAAGAAGTTGGGACCCCTTTGGCGGTTTCGCTTTCAGGACCTCATAGAAGAGGGTTGAGGATTCACGTTCCTGTTCCGAAACAGTCGGAGACCAGTCTACATCATAATTTTCAAGACCAGACATGTCAAAGATATGGCTCATGTCCGCTTGCGAGAACCTGTTCAGACCGTTCATTATAGAAATGAGATATTTCATTTTAAAGCCAGACAGTCTCCATCTATATTGTAAGGGTCCCCAATGAATTCACAGGGCTCTTTCACATTACCAGCCTCAAACTCACTCCAGTCGCATCCCTTACAGGTACATCTATAAGTAAGACTGTAAGGTTCATCTTCCGGTTTCAGGGGCTTTGTAGGGATTCGGCAGTAACCCTTAATCCTCTTCTCACACTCATTATCTTCACAGTACATTTTTTAATCCTTATCGTAGATAACCTTATGGATCAGACCTAAAGAAATAATATAGTCAGCGAGGTTCGCTGCTAACGGTTTCTTTGAGGTCTTCCTCGTAGAGGACCCCGCTGGAAGATAAGATACTTCTAGTAGCTCACCGTTTTTGTTGCAGTGTATCTGAATGTCCGTACAATCATCTATATCCCTGTTGTCCTCGGGAGGGGCTATCTTAGAATATGCCTCCGGGGATAAGGGAAAGAGGTCGGTATTCTGTTTTCCTGGCCAGACACCAAGACACTTTATGATTCCGGGCTGGCTGAGTGTTTTAATGAGTGTAAGGCGGTCGTAGGATACGAATACCTTACCTTCATTGGTTACGCATATGACGGGATTCCTTGAACATATAGGAAACCCCCCGTTTATGAAATCATTTCTGATCATTCTCACTCCAAAGGGGGATTGGGGGCACTGGATTTAATGGTGGCAGAAGTGCGCTCATTTCAGCATAGCTAGAGTTGCAGCAATGTGGTCCGCGATTCTATCTTTGCCACTTACCGTGAAATCAACGAATCCAAGGTTGTGCATATGGTCGGAAAAAAAGAGATGGGCTATGTGTTCTCCCTTTTTGACCATTTCTACTTTATCGTTGGTTACCACGAGGTCACAATGGTTCTTTTCAATAGATTTATGAGCAAGGTCTGCTAGAGTAGATATATCAGCCCCCACCTCAAACTTGAAACCTATGAGGACTGTACTGGGTTCCAACGATTTGATGGAGGAGATTATCTTCGGGTTTTTCGTGATGGTGCGACGCATGTACTCGATAAAATCCTCAGCACTATCGGATTTGCATTTGACGGCACTGTCCCTCTTGAACGAAAAATCCGATACTGCCATAGCATGTATCACGCTGAAAACGGGGCTGCCCCATTTACGACACGAATTGATGACCCCCCTGAGTGAGTTTAAGAGGTCATTGGCTGATGAAACCTGATAAAGATGAATACCCTCAATATTCGGTATCTTAGCCCCCACTCCGTGGATATAATGTACCGTAGCACCCAGGTCATGAAGAGACTGTGCTATGTTGGCCCCGAGTTTACCCGTACTGATGTTGGTCATTACCCGGACATCATCGATATACTCTCGGGTCCCCCCAGACGTAACTATGATGTCTCTTCCCTTAAGAGGTAGCATCCCTCTCCCCTAGCGTTTCTTTTTGGACTTCATACATATGCCTATGGGTCTATTTTTAACCCATAAGGACCATTTTTTCACCCTAGGATGATTCAATAAGAGATCCAAAGTATTAAGGGCACATAGTTCTTTAATCGTGAAAAGTTTGTGTATCTGGTTACCGCAATCTATGCAGACATCGATAGTTCTCTTCCCCTTTTTACATCTGGGAGTCAGATGATGCTTTTCAAAGTGTTCCTTGAATGCTGATTCCCTGGAACACAGAAGACATATCAATCAACTCTCCCCCTTGATAACGGCTCTTGGATAGAGCCTTATATCCGTAATCGCAAGTTCTGCTCCCTCAACGGTAGAGAGGACCTCATCGATATCCTTATAACAGTGCAAGGACTCATCAATAGGAACATTCCTGCTGTTATAGAGGATATCCATGTCGTCCATCTCTTTATTCAGGACATCCTGGGCAAAAGTCCGTTTTGCCCGACCGCGAGACATTACCCTTCCACAGCCATGGTTAACGCTGTGCAGGGATTTTTCGCTATCCTTTGGAGTAAGAATAGCAGATGAAGTACCCATGCTGCCTGGAATCAGAACAGGGTGACCGGTGGTCTCAAAAATAGATCCCTTAAGAAGCTCATGACCGGCCGGTAGGGCCCTTGTGGCACCCTTTCTATGTACCCAGAGGCCACCCTCGTATTGAACGAGGTTGTGGCTTATTTCATAGAGTATCTCCGGGGTGCTCTTAAATACCTTCTCCGTGGCCTCTATTACTGCTTTAGCGATGAGGTATCTGTTCACTATGGCGTAGTTAGCAGCCTGATTCATGGCATTGAGATAGTCCTGACCGATCTCAGAATCCACTGGAAAGGAAACGAGTTCCTTCTGACCTTTTCCGAGTATCTCGTTGGGGTGACTTTGGTTCCACCACTCAAAGCCTCTGTTGAAGAATTCGGTTGCTACCTGGTGCCCATATCCACGAGACCCCGTGTGGATCATAATCCATACGGTTCCTTTCTGGTCCTGTTGGAGTTCAAGGAAATGGTTTCCAGACCCCAGACTGGCCAGCTCGGGCATTCCACGGTCTGCCGCTTTCTTAAATCGAACATATCTCTTCACTATATGATGTGTTCGTTCGAAGCGACCTCGAATATTCTGGGGGGCATCAAGAGCCAGTATACCATTTTGAAGTATCTCCTCAAAGAGATTACCATTGATTCTGATCTGACCGTCTACACGATGACCCCCTAAACCGCAGGCCACTCGGCTTTCCACTTCCTGCATCCAGGAACGCCTGATGATTTTATCCTTTATGTTCTCAGCAATGAGGCTTGTACGCATAGAAAGCATGCCGCAGGATATATCGTACCCTGCTGCACAAGGGGCGACATAGTCTTTGGTAGCAACCACTAGACCGATTGGTACCCCAGCTCCTGCATGGGCATCAGGAGTTATGACGACGGACTCGACAGAGGGTATGGTTGTGGCCCAGGCAGCCTGACGCCACATTTCCTCTTCAGAAGCCTCATATAAGGCCTCATTCATAAAGGCCCTTATAGGCTTCTTTACTCCTCTTTCGAGGATCATCTCATGAGGGTTTAGCCGTTGGACCTGGTACTTGAAGGACACTTCGAACCAGCTTTCTTCTCGCACTCCAAACAATACTTTTCGTTCAGATGGCTCTTTTTACCCCAAGTCGAGAGAGGTATCTCGGTATGCATGACCCTTTTATTACCACATAGAGCCGGATGCCCCGAGATACCTGTCTCAGATAGATGATAGTGCCAGTAACCCTCTACTCCTTCAACGACCTTAACCATGGTGAACCTTATGCAGGTATATAGTGCTTGAACTCCTGTCCAGGCTTTGCATGCACGACGCATGAGAGCAGCTTAGGACAGCGATCGTCTTCTTTCACAAACTTCATACGGGCACAGTTTGAGCATCCCTTTGTCTTAACGTCCACTTTCTTCTTCGCCATTGAAAGACTCCTTAAGGTTGTAAGTTTTTCGCATTTATTGTCCATCTGACGCTACTTTGCATATAAGGCTAAGAGCTCATTGACCTTACCCCTGGAGTTTCCACTCGCAGCGATAGAGCGCCTACAAGGAACTGAATTGATGACCGTGGCCTTTGAGAATATGTCTCTTGCCATAGGTACATCATGATTAGAAATAAGTACCGGTACAGGGGCCGTTTCGGCCCTATGTGCAAGGTCTATCTGGTCATCAATAGTGAATCCTCCCGCCGAGAATGACGTGAAGTTCGATGTCGGTGAAAGAGGAAGAAAAGGCGGATCGCAGTACACGACATCACCCGGTCTGAGATTTTTAAAGGTTATCCTGAAATCATTGCAGGTGAAGCGTACCTTTTTACTGAGCTTATAGAGATACTTCAGCTCCATCTCAGGGAAATAGGGCTTTTCATAATCTCCGAAGGGAACATTGAATTCTTCCTTCTGGTTGTATCTGCATAAGCCGTTGAAGCCATGTCGATTGAGATACAAAAATAGTTCGGGTGGCCTGGGATTTCCTTTATTGAACAGGTCTCTTAACTGGAAAAACTTATCCTTGTTGTTGTTTTCTTCGCTGAAGCATGACTTACATGCTTCTATAAACGCCGTACCGCCCGTTTTGACGGCATTATAGAAGGAAATCAGATCCTGGTTGATGTCGTTTATGAGATAAGATTTGAATTGGGAGTTCAGGAAAAGAGCCCCACCCCCGGCGAAAGGTTCGACGAGCCTCTTTCCTGTCGGCAGCATTTCAAGGATAGCATCGAGCATCCGGAATTTTCCACCGGGCCATTTCAGGACAGACCGAATACGTGAAGTCATGTAGAATTCTTTCTTATTGAATGCGGTACACTCTATCTTGGTAACTCAGTTCAGACTCACGTCATTAGATTTTTTCTATTTGAATGCCGGAGTACTATCCCGCAGGTAAACCTCTGGGAGTAAAATATCCGTCTTGGCGTCTGTATCTTCCCATCCAATCAGGCCCACCGTTACCTGTCTTGAGATAGTATGTCCTTGTAACGCTGAGAGGCTCTGTTAGCTTCTTTTTACATGAACACTTTAGCACCATTTCCTTATTGAGATAACGGCGGTGCTGTCCTCTTCTGAGTCCGTCACCAAAGAAAAGGATCCGTATAATTCGAGGCACACTCGTAAATTCCATCCCAATACTATCCGATATGTCTTTTATTTTTAATCCTTTAAGATAAAGCTGATATATTTTAAGATATGCCATGTTTTTACGGTCGGTGATGAATAGGCGCTCTCTTCTTAATACCGTTGAAACGACATGATAAGGGCACGCGACCTCAGAAGAGATATCAGTTACGGACTTGCCTTGTAGGGCTTTTTTGAGGATAAGCGCGTCACGTTGTTTATTCAGTTTTTTATCGAACAGAACTTTCAGTCGTGCCGCTTCAGCATCATAAGGAATATTGAAGCGCTGCACGGCATAGGAAACGGCCATTCGAGTGACTCCCAGGTGCCTTGCAGCTCTGGACATCGTATGGTGATGTTTCAAGGCATCAACGATAATCTTCTTGGAGTTTAATGGTCTTTTTTTCATAATATTAAGAGAATTTGAAATAGCCCTCTATATACAAGTCCTTCGCTGCATGCCGAATGATTTCGATGTTCGTGTTCGTAGGCAAATTTTCTATAAATATCTTTTCAATGACTCTGGATACGACTCTGGGGAGCATCTCATCTCCCCAGTGGTCTTTTGGAATAATGCTACTCAAGGCTTCTATAAGTGATTCCTTAGTATACACCATCTAACTCCGCGAGGACGTTTATCGAGCTATGACCCTCTATCCACATATTAACGCAGTTGGCGGTATCGGGCATTCCGAAGGCTTCAAGGATAAATTCGAAAGCTTGAAGGCTCGGAAGTTTATCAGTATCTGTCAGTGAGACACTTATGTGTCTGAATGTTCCTTCGGGTTGTTGTTCAATGGAGTATACGACCCTAAAATCATTGAATAGGAAGATTACATGGTGTTGGTTATCACCAATAGGTTCCTTTTTGCCCTCTAAGGTGTCCAGGACATCCTGAAGAGTGAGGGGATTGTTTTCAGCATATTGTTTCAGGCGTTCAATCCGGGCCTTGCTGAATTCATCTATGACTAGTACCTGCATGTCACCTCCTTATCTATTATACAGGAAAATGGGCCATTTCTAAAGTAGTTCTGATTATATATTATAACTTATTTATTTTCAATTAGTTATAAATAGGGAAATTTTTGCCTATGGTGTATGTCGATAATATTGTAAAATACCCTATGGCCCATAATTCGAGTCTAGGTAATCGTCTTGGGCATTACTGGTGCCATCTATGGGCAGACAGCTTAGAGGAACTGCATGAGTTTGCCGATAAAATCGGAATGAAGAGGTCCTGGTTTCAGGACCATAAAAGATTGCCCCATTATGATTTAGTGCCTATAAGGAGGGCTAAGGCTCTTGAAATGGGGGCCGTTGAATATTCTTTAAGGACATGGTTTAAGGAGAAGACCCCGGCCCGTCTTTAATATGGTGGTAGCCGTCTTTCTCTTCTGAGAGTGGCTGTCACAGGAACGGGATAAAGACTAGAAATACAATCTATCTACATCTCCGCTTTTCCTCAGTGGGACATATTCGGGACGATACCCGACAAAAAACTGGGGGCCATTAATGGCTAAGACCAAACGCCGTTGGATACAGCTCGACCCGAACAATCCCGATTCTCTTACCGCTGAACACATCCCCTATCGTCTAGGGTCATCAAAGACCATAGAGCAAGCCATCCTTGAAGGAGTAGCCGGTGCGACGGGTGTCCAGGGTGTAACAGGCGTTGGAGCAACGGGTATCCAGGGTCAGACCGGGATCCGGGGCTTTACGGGTGCTCAAGGTAATACAGGTGTTATGGGTATCCAAGGTATTACTGGTCTCCGTGGTCATACAGGTATCCAAGGTGTAACAGGTTTAGGGGTAGATGGTAGCGGAGTAAGTAATTTTTTAACAGTATGGAATGATACTGACACTATAACTTATGCCGATAAAATTTACTATAATCAGGCCAATGATAGAATCGGCATAAACACTACTGATCCGACTCATCTTTTCAATGTTTGGGGAAATTCCAAGTTTGTAGGAGATTCTACAATTAGTAGTCTCTCCGTATCAGGTAACAGTTATCTGAATGATGCCACCATAAGTAATAATCTTTCCGTTAATGGTACTCTTACCGTTATTAATACGGAGCTTCTCACAACTGATCAGGTTCAGATAGATCAAATATCTAATCAGCCAGCACTCATAGCTAAGCAGCTTACAGGTGGTTCGACGGAGCCTGTGATTCGTATTGATAATTCCGGGAGTGGATCCGCTCTTGTTGCCACCGTTGGAAATATTATAATTCAAAACGGTAGTCTCGGGATAAAAACATCAGCCCCATCTAGAATAGTAGAAATTACAGGTGGAGCATCAGCTTCCAGTGACATCATAAGGCTTACTGAAGCTTCTAATTTTGACCGATATATGGAGATCGGAAGCACTGATGTTCTTATACAGCGTCAGAATGCGTCGAATGTTGGTCTGCGACTGCGCACCGCCAACGCGGGAAGTTGGGGTAGCGGTGGTGGGTATATCTCGCTGATGCCTGATAGCACAGAAAAATTGCGCGTAGACGTTGACGGTCTAGCGACCTTTGCTGGAAAAATAAATGTCAAGGACACCATCGATGCCACGACTACCACGAACGGCTCTTTGCAGACGGATGGCGGTTTAAGTGTGGCGAAAAATGCTGTACTGGGTGGCAAAATCACCCTGGGCGGCACAACGCCTCACTCCGATGTCAAGGGCATCCACCTTGATCGCACAGGGCAAGAGTGGACCACGCATCACTACGGCATCTGGTATGACATTGAGAAGACCGGCGGTGCCACCGACCGAAATGACGATGTGATTATCAATTATGCCAAGTTCGACTACAATCAGTCTAGCGGGAATATCGGATATGTAAATGTAAACTATGCGACATTTGCACATAACAATGGTTCTGTTGGTACGGCTGGAGTAGAGAATCAGAACGCCCGTGCATTCTACGGTTATCTCGACCTTAACGCCGGGACCATCACTGGCGATGCTGTTGGCGCGTATCTGAATATCGACCAGGAGACTCCCCACGTAATAAATGGTAATATCTACGGTCAATATATCAATGTGGACCCTGATGGAGATGTTGGCAGCAGCGTCTATGGATTGTATTTGAATATCGACCAGACGACCGCAACTTCCACAGAGAAGATTGCTGGCAATGCCTACGGGCTGTACATAAACCAAGATTACGATGGGACTGTTGACGGCACGACGTATGGCATCTATGTCAACAGCCAGAACAACGTGGACTATGCGATCTGGGCAGAGGGTAAAGGACATTTTACTGGTGACCTGAGTACTGATGAAAAACTAGGTATTGGTACAACGGTTCCTCAATATGATTTACAGGTAAATGGCTATGCTAAACTCGGCGTCGGTACTCAAATTAATGAGTTCTCTATTGATGATACATTATCTGGTAATTCTTATAGCGCAGTACCTACGGAGAGGTCAGTAAAGACTTATGTGGATAATGCAATAGGTTCCTCAACGTATTGGAGCCAGGCAGCAGGTGCCCTTTATCCATATACGATTGGAAATAATGTTGGTATCGGAACAGCTAATCCGGGAGAAAAATTAGAAGTTAAAGGTAATTTCCAAATTAAAGATTCTGCTTCTGCAGACGTTATCTTTCGTGCTTACGCCTCTAGTGATGATGGCGTTCTAGACGTCTATCGGAATAATTCAGTTGTAGTTCGAATTCATGGGAACAGTTCGAGCTATTTCACAGGCGGAAGCCTTGGCATCGGGACTACGAATCCTCAAGCCGCGTTACACGTTTTCGGAGACATCGTAGGACAAGCTACCGATGTTGCGGAAGACTGTTTCGTAGGATTTAACTCTGTGGGCTCTCCCGTATTCAGTGTAAATGAAAAAGGTGCTGTCTATTCTTTGAGTTATAGCGAATTTAGCTATATTGGAATCGGCGCAACGAGTTCTACTTATAGACTTTACGTAGATGATGGACGTGCGTCTATTAGCCATAGCGCCCCGTTTACCACGCTCACCGTAGTTAACACGAGTACCGCCTCCGCCATAGTCGGTAAAAGCAATTCTTCTGCCGTCGTAGGACAAGTTACCGATGCTGCGGGCAATTGTTTCGTAGGATTTAACTCTGAGAGCTCTACCGTATTCAGTGTAGACCAGTCAGGTTCTGTCTATATAAGTGGCTATGCCGGTATTGGTACTCAACCTTCTTCAAACCGTCTTGATGTCTTCGGAGGTTTAAGAGCATTTTCTGATACTAATAGTCAGATTTTCGTGGTTAACACTAGTTCTAACAGAGTAGGCGTTAATACTTCAGTTCCATCTACTGACGTAGATCTATTTAATTCAAGCTTGTATGTTCGTAACTCTACTGGTGGATTCATTCTCAGGGCTATAAAGTCTACCGGTAATGTCCTTATAGAAAACGGTAGTCTGGGGATCCAAACATCAGCCCCATCTAGAATAGTAGAAATTACAGGTGGAGCATCAGCTTCCAGTGACATCATAAGGCTTACTGAAGCTTCTAATTTTGACCGATATATGGAGATCGGAAGCACCGATGTTCTTATGCAGCGTCAAACAGGAAGCGGTGCAGGCTTTAGAATTAGAACAGTTACTGCTGGTACTTGGGGAACAAACGGCGGGTATATCGCTTTCCTCCCTGATAACACTGAGAGAGTTAGAATAACTACTGCTGGGTATTTAGGTATCGGCACGGCGAGCCCCCAATCAGATTTGCATGTTCAAGGTAATGCCTATATAAGTGGCTTTTCTCAAATTAGTACTGTTGGTATAGGTACTGCAGATTCTGCTGGATTAAGTTTAAATGTAAACGGTAAGATCAGAGCTTTAACAAATGACAGTCCTGCAATAACCGCAATTAGTGATATATCATCTGGTATAGGTATTTTAGGTCAATTAAATGTTGATAGCGCCGGTGTTGCTGTAAGGGGCCAACTCCCTTC